GAAAGTAGTGAAGAGGTAATTCATTCAAATAATTTAAATGATATTATAAATACAACAGAAAATAATATTTATCACGTTTTAATTTCAAAGAGATATAGACAAGAAATATCATTAGATTTAAAATTTATGTCAAATCTTAGTGATGATCAAATTATATCAACTGTTTCCAATAATCTTCAAGAAAGTGATGAAACCGTATTATTTTACATTGCAGGTTTTGATAAAGCTGAGACTAGGATAGAAATGGATCGAAATAATAATGAAATTTATTTTTCAAAATGTGTATTTGTAATATTTTGTATTCCTAAAAATTTAATTGGTAAGCTAATGGAAAATAATATGAATAAATGTTATTTCTATATAGGTAATTATATGGATGGTGAGAAATTTATGATTATGAATAAAACGCCTAATTTTGATGATATTTCTAATAAATCATCTATTGGTGTTATTGTACCATATCAAACTTCACTTTTAACATTTGAGAGACAATAAATATATAAATTTATATATAATGGTAAAAAAAGATAAATTATCTAACTATTTTTTTTTGAAACATTTTTGTTTCATTTTAAATGTTGGTCGGTGTAATATCAAAAAAATATAAATATATATAAATGGTAAAACATAGAAAGAAAACATTTAGAAAGAAAGTTAAAAAAAATCATACGAGAAATAAAAAAAGTAGAAAAGCTGGACTTCCTAATGATCCATATCAACCAACTCCAAATTATACTGGTGCATTAAATCCTGGATATGTTGTTGGAACACAACAGGCTCATCAAACCCATATTGTTGATCCACAAAGACAAACTGGTACATATTCTCATGCAACAGTAGTAGGTGCAAATGGAGTTAGATACCATTATGGATTTCAAAGACGCGGTAATCAATTTGTAGGACCCAATCTTTGGTCTAATCCTCCAACAAATACAATTCCTGAAGATGTTTTAGCTAGACTATTGCAAATTTGGGAAAATATGCCCAAATAATATATAATTATAAAATTTATATATTATTTAATTAGTGGCACTTACGTTTGTGTTTTCTTGTTCTGCGTCTTCGTCTTTTTCCACCCATACTATATGGGCACTTGGAACCACCCATTTTATTCATTGTGTATCCGCCACGCGAAAGTCTAACTGTTCTAGCGACAGCATTAACAGGTTTACGAAGTCCAACAGTTCCTAAAACAGCTCCGAAACCACTTTCAACTCCACTAAAAGCTTTTCCAAGACGGGAACGACTAGCTCGGCGTTTATGCGATCTTCTTCTACGACCTCCAACAAAAGCCATTATATATATATATATAAAAATATATTAATTCCAAGGAATTTGAATATCTCTCATATTTTTCCTTAAAAATTTATTTAATTCAATTAAATCTTGAGAAGAATAATTATTAGATAAATATAAATAGTCTAAATAATCTTTTATAAATAAAAATTATATTTGTAATGTCCTTTTTCATGTATAGGTCTATTATTATGTAAATTTAATTTGCTAAAACCTAATTTTGTTGGTAAAAATTGAAAATTATAACCATCTTCAATATTATAATTACAATTTAAAATAACTGGATGATTTTTATGTTGTCTTGGAATTAAATGATGTATTTCTACTAAATTATTTAATTTATATCTTTTACGATAAGATTTAAACTTACTTTTGGTAAAACCTGAAAATAGTAAACAAGAATAGGTTAATATTTTCATGGCTAACATATTAAAATTTTGATAGAAAATAATTATTACAAAATTTTTAATCTAATTTTCTTTTTAATATCATTCTCTCCTAAAAATACAAATAATTTAAATAATCTACTCGAATAATTATCAATTTCTTCATTAATTACTAATTTGGAAACTAAATTTAAATCTTCTAAATATACAGAATATTGAAATAAACCATCATTTCTTACTAATTTATCAAATAAATAACCCTTGTATTCTTTGTTTAAAATTTCTGGATCCTTAGAACAATTATATAATAATGTACAATTATTTTGTACTTTTTTAATACTTCGCATAGTTGTATTAATATAATCTAAACGAGCTAGCCAATTATTATAAAAATCATTTGAGGTTGATTCTAATGTAATCTCTCCCAAATTTTCTTGAAACTTAATTAGATTTAATAAATCTACCAATCTTCTTATTGGACTTGTTATATGTAAATAACAACTATCTTTATCAAATAAAAAATTATGTTTACTTCTTTCAGAAAAATTACTATAATAACCACTTAAACTATTAAATATTTTAAAAAAAGATATAACATTATTATCTAAATGATCTGGAAGTTTAGGCTCAGAACCAGCAATTACTGATCTAAATATACCATTTTTATATTTTTCTTGAAATTCAGCAACTTTATTATTCATAAGAAGCATATAATATGATACTACATCATGACTATCTTTAACTTCTGATATAAACCTGTATTTTTTAGATATTTTTTTTGTAAATAAATATAAAGATTTATACTTATCATTTTCCAAGTTGTTAGCTTCACTATAAGTTAAATTAACATTTACATTTATCAATACATTTTTAAATTTAATATCAATTAATTCTTCATTTTTAAAAAAAAGATCTAAAGAAATAGCAAATCTACTCTCTCCTGCTTTTAAACTGCATAAATTATCAGAGAGAATAGTAGGTAACATTGGTCTTTTTCTATCTGGTAAATAAATAGTAGATACTCGTTCAGAAAATTTATCCCATAAGTTAAGAAAATCTAGGACTATAGCTACATTTGAAATATAAATATTAATTATAGTTGTATCATTTAAATATTTTATTGAAAAAGCATCATCAAAATCTTGACAGGATGAAGGATCAATAGAAAAAACATATTCATCTAATCTATTTTCTATATTTTTATACTTATTAAATATATTATCAATTAAAAAATTTTGACTATTTTTTTTTAATTTAAGGGAAGTAGCTTTTGTAAAATCATTAATAGAAATATTTAAATTTTTACTATATAATTGATATTCGAAAAAATTAATAATATTATCGGTAGGCCCTAATGTTTGATTTAAGACACCGATAGGATGTTTATCATTCCATTCTTGAAATTGAAATGTTACATATTTATTTTGAATTTTTTTATCGAAACTTTGATAACTTGTTTTTTGCATTTTAATTGGAATTAAGAATTCAGGCAACCTTTTGTCGTGTGGAAGACATTTATAATAAAGTTTATCTTGATTATTTCTTCCATAACTTTTATTCATAATTAAGACCCCTGCTATATTTTTATAATTTCGTATTACAGAGTGATTAATTTCACATTTATTTTCACTAATATTATATGTAAATACATCTTCTGTAAATAATTTAAAAATTGCAGGATTTATATTGTTTTCAAGATTAATTTCTTGAAAAGAATCTGCTTCATAATATTTCCAGTTTGTATAATTTTTATCCTCTATCAAAACTTTCATCTTCATTATTGCTCTAATAATTATATATTTTTACTTTTAAATATAATCCTAAATATATTTTATTTTTATAGAATAAAAATTTGCTAGATAATGCTCTATTTTTAATTTAAGATATAATTTTTTTATTACCAAGTATGGTAATGGTTTTATTTTTGTTACGATAACAGTAAGGAAAAAAGAATAACTTTAAACTTTTTTAAAAAAATTTTTTTCAATTCTCAAATCGAAATTTCAAAAATGGACATTTATTTTTGTCCATTTTTCAAAAATGGATTTTAAAATCTGAAAAAAAACCAAATTTTCATTTTATTACGATAATGGTTTAATTTTTAAAAAAATCATTGAAAAAAGTGTTACCAACTGAAAAAATGCAAAATTTTCTCGTGGCTGGAAATGGTACAAAAATGGTACAAAAAAAATGACTTTTTTTTTTCATAAAAAAATTTCTTATTATATTTCGTAAGATTTTCGCAAAACTCTAAATTTTTTTTGTGATGAATGGTACAAAAAAACAGCCGAGCTTGGCTGGAAATGGTACAAAATGGTACAAAAAAAATGAACTTTTTTTCAAGAATAATTTAGAAACGATATTATAATAAGAAATATCTTGTATTGAAAGTATAGATAAGAGCAATGGTACAAAAATGGTACAAAAAAAATGACAAAATAATATAAATATATTAAATATAGATAAAATATGGATATTGATAATAAATTATTAAAACCATATAAATGTGAAACTTGTAATTTTGAAACAAATAAAAAAACCAACTATGAGAATCATTTACAAACTAAAAAACATAAATTAAATTTTGGAAAAGAAATACCTAAATTTAAATGTGAATGTGGAAAAACTTATGCTTTCTCTCAAGGTCTATGTAGACATAAAAAAACTTGTATTAAAATAAAATCTGATCAAATAATTAAAGTTCAAGAAGAAAAGATAAAAATATTAGAAGAGGCTAATAAACAACCTATAATAATTAACAATGACAATAGTATAACAAATAATAATACCATAAATAATCAATTTAATATAAATTTATATCTTAATGAAAATTGTAAAGAAGCATTAAATTTATCTGATTTTATAAAATCAATAACAGTAGAGTCAAGTGATTTAGATTTTACTTTAAAACATGGTTTGATAGAAGGAATAAATAGTGTTTTTACAAAACACATAGGACAATATAAATATACCGATAGACCAATTCAATGTTCAGATATTAAGAGAGAAACATTATATATAAAAGATAATAATAAATGGGATAAGGAAGATAGTAAAGAAAAAATAAGACAAGTAATAAATACTGTTACAAAAAAACAAACTGATGGGATAAATGATTATTTTGATGACAAAGATCCTAATTGGCGAGAGAATGGAAAAAAAGTAGAAGAATGGACGTGTTTAGTAAATACTTTAACAACAGAAATAGATAGAAATAGTCAATCAGAAAATAAAATTGTAAAAGCAATTGCAAAAGAAACTATTATAGATAAATAAAGTAAAATAAATATTATTAATAAATATATAATGTCAACAGTTACTGAAAATATAACTAAAGATAAAATTGAAATAACTAGAGATTTGGTAAAAACTGGAATTATGGTGAATGCTGGGTTATCAAGTGTTATTATTTTAGTTTTATTAGTCTTAGTCTCCGGTCCAGGTGGTGCAAAATCGCAAATATCCAAAGCTAGTGATTTTTTTTCAACCCCATGTATACCAACTGGGAATGGAACTACAGGTTTTAAACAATTACCTGGAGGTGAGATAGAACCTTGTGACCCATCTGGTAATGAGTCAACTCCTGATATAATTAATAATTTATTGAATGGTACAGCATCAGCAGATCTTTCAGGTAATACAATAAACATTGGTAAAATATTAATTACTATAGGTGTAATTTCAAATATATTATTTATATTTAGTCCTTATTTAGCATACATACCTAGAACTATATGGTTATGGATTTTAAGAAAAAAAGCAGAAAAAACTGTCGATGACGAATTAAACCGTACTAAAGAACCTATTGAACAAGCCTTGAAAAAATTAAAACAAGATCAGAGTCCAAGGGCTATAGCAGAAGTTAGTGAAGATATAAGAAGTAATAGAGAAAGAGATATAGGTATTGAATTTCAGAAAGAATTGGGAAAGACAGCTGAAGGGATAGAAGGTAGTCCCATTCAAAGAGGAGGTGGTAATCCTTATTTTAAATTTGTAACAAATTTTGCAGGATTTATAGGTGGAGATAAATGTGATTCAGGAGAAGCAACAAGATTTTTTATAGGTGCAATTCATATTGTTATATTTTTAATATTTGGAGCATTATTAAAAGGAGATCCATTATCAATCTCTCCAGGATTATTTGGATTATTTTTATCATTCCTTATATTATTTAGTTTACTTGGAAGTCTTATACCATCTAGTGGTTCAATGAAAATATTTTATGCAGTCGGAGGTCTTGTTTCATTTTTAACTTGGTTAATAATCGGATTTACAGATAAGAATCCAGATAATCCTTTAACAATTTCAAGTATAATAAGATATACTACAGGTATTTTATCAATTAGTCTATTCTCATATTTTTCAGCAAATCCAGAAGATTTTACAAATAAAAAGAAATTAGGTTGTCCAAGTCAAGTAAAATTACCAGAAAAATTTACAAGTCATTTATCAGAAGCTACACAAAAACTAGGAAATCTTGCAAGTAAAGCAAGTAAAGATACAGTTGAGGCAGCAAGTAAAGATACAGTTGAGGCAGCAAGTAAAGCTACAGCTCAGACAGCAAGTAAAGTAGGAGGAGGTTCAGATGGGGATGCAGAATCGATTGCTTGTTTAGTTTATAATTTCTTTAGCACTATTAATAATTCTTTAGCATTTGGAGTAGTTAAAATAATAATAATATTATGTGGTTTAATTTTTACACCTAATTATGGTAGTTCAGTTAAATCTATGATGGATTCTTTATATGGTTCAAGATTGATATTTTTTTATTTATTAATTTTATTATTTGTTTTGATATGGGATTTTTTTCCGTTATTAAGATGGTTTACAGAAGCTTCAGAAGCAAAACTTGATAAAGAAGATTTGTTCAAAAAAGCTTCAGAATTAGCATTTTTATCAAGATGTCATTATGATCCAACATCAGAGCCAGGTGCAGATGGTAAAGGGTGTGTAATACCAGAAAAGTTAAAAGAAGAATTATTAGATGTATAAATTAATAAATATTTAAAACGCTGACTTAATCCAAATATTTTACAAGTCTGCACTTGGTTTTTAAATGGGATAAATAATAGTTAACTGCTGATAATTTATAATCACTACTTTTATGTGTAGTCATTATAATATAATTTAACTATTTATAAAAAAATTGATTTTAAATTAAATTTAAATTCAATTCTTAATTTACAATTAAATAACACAATATGTCTTCCAAAGAAACTACCAGTCCAATAGAAGTTGGAGAACAACCAGCTAAACGAATAAAGATTAAGTTTAAATTTACACTATTTTTAAAGAAACACTACTCTTGTATCAAAATTCAAGCATGTTGGATGGGATATAAATCTCGTAAACATTTTAAAAAACAAGATGACAAATACTGTTTTACAATTCTGAATAAATGTTTGGATAAATATTTAGCTGATTTAGATTTTAATGATCAAATAAATATACTTATGTCACAAAAAAAAAGAAGGAATGAAAATTTCCCATCTGATATATCTGAAAATATTGCTAAATTTGCTATTTATAAAAAATACGGTATTATGCCGTGTTGGGATACTAAAAAAGGAGATTTGAATATTGATAAATCAAATATTTTTAAGCAAATAGAAGTAAAGGGATTTATGTCAACAGGGCCTTCCTCATTTGGACCAACTGAGACATGGGATTGGATATATTTTGTGGATGGATTAGATGTACGAAATAAAAACTTTAAAGTTTATGAAATAAAACTATCTAATAGAAGTGAAGCATGGAGATCTATTAAAATAAATGAAAAAGAAACCTATGGCGAAATTGCTGATAAAAATCAGAGAGGTAAATTAAGAGCAGATTTTTATAATAAATTTAAAACTCAATTAGGTAATCATTGTAAGTTAATATTTGACGGTCATATCTCTAAATTAGATAATTCTCTTTAATTTATTTACTATTAATTCTACAACTGGGACTGAAACCGCATTCCCTGCCAATTTATATAATTCACTATCACAAACATCTGGAAGTTTATAATCTTTTGGAAATCCTTGTAAATTAAAACATTCTCTTGGAGTTAATTTTCTGATACCCTTATCATCTTTTAGAAGAGGAACATTATGTCCTCCTCCACCCATATTAGCGGTTAATGTAGGACAGCAATTACTCTTATTTTCTCTTACATAAAATCGTCTATATTGATAAAGGACATTTTCGGATATATTTTTAGTAATACCTTTTTCTATTTCATCAAATACTTTAAATCTATCCGAATAGTAATATTTATCATCAACATTTTCTTCTAACATATCACATATTTTCCCTTGTTCTTGTTCTGGAAATTCAAAGTTAAATTTATGATATTTTTCTTTATCACGAAACCCTATTATATATATTCTTTCGCGATGTTGTGGAATATTGGTAATCTTATTAGTATCAAGAATAGCAGTTTTTATATGATAACCAATTTCTTGTAATTTTTTCTCAATAATTTTATATGTATTTCCTTTGTCATGTGATTTTAAATTTTTAACATTCTCTAAAATAATTATTTCTGGATTGTGTTTTTCTAAAATTTCTACAATTTTCCAAAATACATTTGATCTTTTGTCATCAAACCCTTTTTTCTCACCAGCTATACTAAATGGTTGACAAGGGAATCCACCACATAAAAGATTATGTGAAGGTATATCTAATACATTTATAGTATTTAAATCTTTAAGAGTAAATGTATGAGTCGGATTATTTAGTTCATAAATTTTTTTGGAACTTTCCATCATATCATTTGTAAATACACATTTTAATTTATTACTTTTTTCAAGTGCTAATGTAAAAGCACCTGTCCCTGCAAATAAATCAATAAAGTTAAACTTATTATCAATAATCTTAAATTTTTTAACTTCTTTTGGTTGTTGATTTTCCATTATGTCTGTATTAACATTTATTTCTCTATTTTCAAGAATCAATTTTTTATTATTCAATTCTTTTAATTTTTCTTCAACAGATTTATCTACAAGTGCCTTAATTTTATCAGCATTATTTTCACAAAGCGTCTTGCGTCTATTATGAGAATCATAGTGAGATTTTTGAGAAAATCCTTTTCCACATCGTTCGCAACTATATTTAACCATTTTCGTTATATATTGTTAATATATATTTAATTTTAATATCAATTTTAAAATTAAACTTAAAATGAACTGCCAAAAATTCCACCTAATGCTTCATTAGCAGCCATTAAAGGAGATGGATCCAAAACATCATTTTGTACTTGAACTTGTTGTTGTTGATTCATAGGAAGATCAGATATAAGAGTAGTATTTCCAGGATTAATATTTTGAGTAAATTGAGGTCCCATATTTAAAGTATCAGCTTGACTAGGCATGTGTTGAGGATATTGTGGACCACCACCAACAATTGGTTGGGTGACTTTGACTTGAGAATTAGGTTTTTTACCAGATTTTCCAGACCATAATTCAGTTAATCTATCAAGTAATAAGTTAATTTTAGCGCCGAGTTTAGTTTGCATTGTGATTAAAACAATTAAAACAGGAATAATAAAATTAGTTTCATTAAATTTAAAATAACAGACACCACTATAAGTAGGAACAAATCTAATCATTTTATCGATAAACCAAATACTTAAAAAGATAACAAGAAGTTGTATAATAACTTCGACTAAAACTTCTAAACTAGGTTTTGATTCATCATCTTCGGGAATGTAATGTTTAACTAATTTAAGTAAAATAATTACAGGTATGATAGCAAGTAAAGTATATTGCATCATATTTAACATACCGGCTTTATTATCTTCATCAAAATTAAAAACAAAAGAAAAAAAATTTTGATCAACTTTATTATTTTCTTTTATTACTTCATTTACTTTTTCCATTATATGATTTATAGAAAGAAATTAAAAATAAAATAATATAATAAATTATGCTAAAAAAGGCTATAAGTCATCTTAAATGGAGAGATGATTATTTTCATGATGAAAATCAATATATTTCTTTAATTGAAGATATTTTAGAGGAAGGAATTTTGGAAAAAACAAGAAATGGATATGCTAAAAGTATATTTGGATCAGCAATGCATTTTAGCTTAGAAGATAATACAATTCCATTAATCACAACAAAAAAATTAGCATGGAAAACATGCTTAAGAGAATTACTTTGGTTTATTAGTGGTAAAACAGATAATGAAATTTTACAAAAAAAAAATGTAAAGATTTGGAATAGTAATGCATCTAGAGAATTTCTTGATTCTCAAGGATTAAGTAATTTAGATGAAAATGATTTGGGGCCAGTATATGGTCATCAATGGAGATTTTTCAACGCAAATTATAAAGATTGTAAAACAGATTATACAAATTGTGGTATAGATCAATTAGCAAATATTATAAAAGTTTTAAAAGATCCAGAACAAAGATCTAGTAGAAGAATAATTTTAAGTTCTTGGAATCCATGTCAATTAAAAGAAATGGCATTACCTCCGTGTCATGTGCTAATGCAATTTAATGTAAGTGAAGATAAATTTTTATCTTGTTCTTTATATCAAAGAAGTGGAGATGTAGGATTAGGGGTACCATTTAACATAGCATCTTATTGTTTTTTGACACATTTATTAGGTAAACATTGTGGATTAGAACCAAAAGAATTTGTATATTATTTAGGAAATAGTCATATTTATGATGATCATTTAGAAATATTAAAAGAACAAATTTTAAGAAAGCCATTAGATTTTCCAAAGTTAAAGATAAAGAATATATATGATGAAATAGAAGATTATAAAGAAGAAGATTTTGAAATATTGAATTATAATTATCATGAAAAAATTAAAATGGAAATGCGTCCCTAGAGTCAATATATTTTATAAAATCATTTTATAGATGAGTTCCGCACAAGCAGCATCTAGAGCAAAAGCTAGAAGAGGAGCAACGCAACCAAGTGAACCAGGAAAGGTTACATTTGGAAGCACACCCACAAATGTAACTCCGGAAATTAGTCCAAATCAATTACTTATGAGACATGATTATAAATTATTTGTTTTCGAGAAGAAACTTAAAGAATTACATGAAAGAACTAAAGATGTAACTAAAGATGGAAGTAATGAAAATTTAAATACTATAAATGAATCTATGTTAAGTGAAGCTTTACAATCAATGGATAATAGAATGGATAATCTTGAGGAAGTATTAACAAATATGGATAGTACAAAAAATAATACAGAATTAAACTTAAAGATTAACAAATTAGAAAATGAACAAAAAGAATTAAAAACTTTATTGTTAAAAATTCAAGGAACTGTTATGGAAACTCAAATGCAAATGATGCAAATTAAAAATAGTGGTAAAACAACAACTACAAATTTAAATGAAGAAGTAATGATGGAAAGTTTGGAAGGAGATGTAGTAAATGAAGAAGTAGGAAAAAAGAAAGGAAAAAGAAATAACTAATATGGTAAAATCTGTAAAATAAAATCAATAAATTAATTAGTATGGAAATATTAATTAATTTGATAATATTCATAATCGTATTTTTTTTATATTTACACATTTCTTTTCAATTAAAGATAAATAATGATTTAGAAGTTTTAGAGATAGAAGAACCAACAAAAGGTCAATTAGAAGAAATTTGTGATCTAAGACAACCAGTTTTATTTAATTTCAAAAATAAAATTAGCGAAGAAATAAAATTAGATAATATATTTGATAATTATTCAGCTTTTGATATAAAAATTAGAAATAAAAAAAAAATAGATAAAGAACAAGAATATTATTTACCACTTTCATTAAAAGAATTAAAGGTTTTATTTGAAAATGATAAGGAAAAAAAATATATTAGTGAAAAAAATCAAGAATTCTTAGAAGAAACAAGTTTAATTAAGAATTTTCAAAATAATGATTTATTTTTAAGACCTGAATTTGTTTCAACATGTAATTATGATTTATTTTTGGGAAATAAAGATTCAGATACACCATTTAGATATGATATATATTATAGAAACTATATAGTAGTTACAGAGGGAAAAGTTACAATAAGATTAACTCCTCCAAAAAATGAAAAATATTTAGATATAGATAAAGATTATGAAATTTTTGAATATAGATCACAAATAGATATATGGAATGTACAAGATAAATATAAATCTAATTATGAAAAAATAAAATTTTTAGACATAACTTTAGAGAAAAATCAAATATTATATATCCCAGCATATTGGTTTTATAGTATAAAATATTTAGAAAAGTCAGCAATATGCAATTTTAAATATAGTACTTTTATGAATTTAATAGCAATTTTACCAGAGTATGTAATGCATTTACTACAACATAATAATACTAAAAAGCAATTAACAAAAATAAAAAAAATAACAGATAATAGAATAATAGATAAAAAAACAATAGAAAAAAATACAAAAGAAGAGAAAACTAACTAAATTTGTTACCACATCTAATAGCACATTTTCTAGTGCATGCATCAAAAAATCTTGGATTTAAATCTTGATCACATTGACTATTACAATTTTTAAAACATAAATCTAAATTATCAGTAGATTTTTTTGGTTTTTTAGTTGGTTTTTTATCTTCAACTCCAACTTTAATTGCAATTATAATAACTAAAATTAAAAAAAACATAATAAATAAATTATTTAAAAATCTCATTTTATATATAAAAATATAAAATTTTAAATAAATGTGTTTAGAATAATAAAAAATATTATTTATATATATGTACATCCCGAATTTTAGTTATTTCTTGTCTAGAAGAAATGTTATATTTACAACATTTTTAATGTCATTAAATCCGACTCCATTAAATGATGATAATATGGCTACAAATTCTCCTCAAACTTTAATAACAAAAACAGATAAAGAAATTTATTTTTATGGGCCATTAACTGATGAATCTTGTTTTAGATTACATTATACACTTGAAGAGTTAATAAAAATAAATAAAGATAAAAATAATGAAATAAATTTATATTTGCAAACTGGAGGCGGATCAGTTTTACCAACATTTCCTGTTGTAGATTTGATAAAATCTTCTGAAATTCCAATTAATACAATAATTAAAGGTTACTGTGCTAGTGCAGGTACGTTAATTAGTGTAGCAGGAAGTAAAAGGTATATGACAAATAATTCATTACTATTAATACATTCTTTAAGACAAGAAACTGGTGGAGGAACATTTAATAATATTAAAGATACATTTGAAAATTCGGATGTTATTATGAAATTAATTAAAAATATTTATTTGGATAATACAGAAATACCTGAAGAAAAATTAAATTATTTTTTTCATCATGATTTATGGTTAACTTCTGATGAATGTCTAAAATTAAAAATAGTAGATGCTATAAAGAATTAAAAAAATCTATTAAAATATAAATAATATTATATTTTAATAATGGTTTTTGATAAAGAATTTTTAAAAAAAGCATTAGAAAATGAAAATAATGAATCTATTATAAATTTAAGTATACAAGAAATTAAATCAAAAAAAAATGATATTTTACAGAAATTGAATTTAACACGAGAAGAACATAAAGAAAATTTAACCAAGTTAAAAGAATATAGATATATTGATAATATAAATGATCTAAACTATGGATCATTTATAAGATGTATAAATTTAAAAAAAATAAATAATCTATGTTTAAATAATGGAGGATTTGTTTGTGATATAAAAATTAATAATGGAATTGAAATTTTATGTAGAAATAATTATAATAAATTTTTTCAAATAAAATTTGATGAAAATTTAATATTCCAGAAACTTACAGAACAAGAAAAAATAATATTAAATGTTTTAAAAGATTTAAATTAACGTCTTGTCAATTTATTTTTATTTTTTTTAGACTTATGCAATTTTGGTCTTTTTTTACATGTAAATCGATTAATTTTTAGTCCTTTTTTATTAACTATTTTATTTGTACAAATAGCAATAGCTCTTGATTCATTTTGTAATTTTGGATCAACCTTTTTAATACAAGAACATAACTTTAAAGCAATAATTTCTTCTGCTTTGTTTTTGATTTCTTTGTAAGATAAATTACTTATATCCTTAATATTATAAAATTCCAGGATATTAATATAATCATTTTTTGTAAGTTTCATATATAGATTATATATATATAAAAATTAAAAATATTATCTATATATAATGGGAAAGGATAATATACCTAAATACATAGTAGTATTTGATATGGATGAAACATTAGGACATTTTGAACAATTAAGTATATTTTGGATGACTCTAGTTAATTATTTAAATAAAAAATCTATTAAAATTAAAAAAGAATTATTATTCGAAATTATAGATAATCATTTTAATAAAATTCTTAGACCAAAAATTATTGATATATTAAAATATTTACAATTACAAAAAAAAAATAATATATGTGATAAAATTATAATATTTACTAATAATACAAGTCGTAAATGGTCTAATTTAATTAGTGATTATTTTAGTTATAAATTACAAGAACCGATTTTTGATCAAGTTATAATAGCTTTTGCTTCTAAAGGTAAAATATTAGAACCAGATAGAAGTCAATATGATAAAACATATACAGATTTATTAAGATGCACAAAATTAAATGATGATACTAAAGTATGTTTTTTAGATGATATTTCTCATCCTAAAATGGAACATCAAAATGTAATGTATTTAAAAATTAAACCATATCAATATAGTTATGATTTAGATAAAATCTCTCAAGATTTTTATAAAAATCATAAAGATATAATTAAAAATCGTGAGGAATATATAAATTTTATGAAGAAAAATATGGAGGAATATAATTATAAACTAATATTCAAATCAAATTTAGAACAAAAAGTAGATAGTATTATTAGTAAAAGATTACGACATTTATTAGAAGAATTTTTAGAAAATAAAAAAAAATTAGTTTATACTTTATAAAATTTCAAATAATTTGTAATAATATTATTTAATAAAGTAGTAGTTAAAATAAATATACCTGCTTGAAATGCTATAATTCTATCAAATTTAGAAATTTTTCCTGATTTACTAATTATTCCCCATGGATTAAATTTAATGATTAAAAATAAAGATATATATATTCTTAAATAATGTTGTATTTCATCAAAAAATTTAGAGCCAAATTGTGATAAACCAATAATTGAAAATATATACAAAATCCAAGCTAAATAATAAAAAAATAAATATATTTTTTCATGCCATTCTCTACCTTTAAATTCTTTATATAATAAATTCATATATATATAGATATTATTATAATGTTAAACAGCAGAAACTAATAGTTTATTATAAGTTTTTAAAGTTCTAGCACTAGCATCATTTGCTTCAACAAATTTAGGCATCCAAAAATATGGAATTAAATGACCAAGATTTCTGAAATGTTTTTCATATAAAAAACGATAATAAGCCTTTTCTAAAGTATTATCTTCAGTTAAATAAGGTTTAATTTGTTCTTGAATAAAATTAAATTTATATAAATATTTTACTTTTTCATCAATAATTTCATACCATGATCTATTTAAAGAACTAACTCCATCACTAAATGCTTCTTTATTTCTCCAAAGAATATCTTCTGGTAAAATTTCAGGTTTCAATCTTTGGAATGCATTTCTAAATAAATATTTCTCTATTTTTCCAGCTTGAAAACGTTGATTTGGTTCTATAGATAAATAAGCATTTACCCAAGTATAATCTAAAAATGGAGTCCTGGGTTCTAACCCATGTGTAGAAATACATCGATCAGATCTTAAAACATCAAAATAATGAATATCATTAAGTAATCGTTTACATTCTTTATCAAATTCACTAGAATTTGGACATGAATTAAAATATATATATCCTCCCATTAATTCATCTGATCCATCTCCATTAAATATTACTTTAGCTTCACTATTTTCCTTTATATATTTTCCAATTAAATAATTTCCAACACTTGCTCTTACAGTAGTAGTATCATAAGATTCAATAGCATATATAACTTCAGGAATAGCTTGAAAAAATTCAGTTTCACTAACAATAACATTTGTATGCTTAGTTCCCAAAAAATCTGCTACTAATTGAGCATATTTTAAATCCTCTGAACCTTCTAATCCAATACTATATGTTTCAAGGTTATTATTACCATAATATTGTGCTACCAATGCACAAACTATAGAACTATCTAGTCCTCCAGATAATAAACAAGCAATAGGACGATCTGTAGTATCTACTACCCGTTTTTTAATAGCTTTTTCAAAAGAATCTACTATATGATGATTAATTAAAGATTCATCTCTAAAAAATAAATAAGATGATGGATAATTATAGTAATAATCACTACAAAAAAATTCATAAACTCCATGATTATAAATAAATTGTTTATAAGTTCCTGGTAGAAATGTATTGATTGAATTATTTCTACCTGCTTCTAAATTTTGAAGAGTTTCATTTTTTTCAGATAGATTTTTTAAAACTTTTACTTCACTCGCAAATCCATAAATATCAGTATCTTCTTCATTAATTTGTTCAAAAAGTGGTCTTACTCCAAATCGATCTCTAGCTACAAAAATATTTTTATTAATTTCATCTAATAAAATAAAAGCAAATACTCCATCTAATTTTTTTAAAGTATCTACAATTCCAAATTTTCGATATAAATGTATAATAATTTCGCAATCAGATTGTGTATTAAGTTTTATATCAAGTAATTGTTCTAATTCTTTATAATTATAAATTTCTCCATTACATATAAGTTTACAATTTAAAAATCTTAATGGTTGAGAAGATTCACTATTTAAACCATTTATAGCTAAACGATGAAATCCAAAAATATAATTATCTTCTTTTTTACCAGCTACTAAAACAGAATCTTCTGGACCTCTATTTTGACCCAATAAAAATGCATTATATATATCATTATCTATTTCTTGATTTAAAAGTGCAAAAATTCCACACATTTAATGTTATTAAAATAATATCTTTAATTATTTTAAAGATATTATATATGAATCTCAAAAATATTGAAGGATCAAACTTAGAAATTTGTAATTTAAATCCAATGACCGGATTTAATCGAGATGGTAAATGTAGACCTGATAAAGATGATAGAGGTAAACATTTAGTTTGTGCAAAATTAGATAAAAATTTTTTAGAATTTACAAATAATGACGGAAATAATTTAGATTCATTAAAAGAAGGAGATAATTGGTGCTTATGTGAAGATAGATATTTGGATGCTTTTATGGAAGGTAAAGCACCTAGAGTTATAAAAAATGCAACATATTCGGGTGTAAAAGATAGTGTTAAACAAGCAATTATGAGTGGGGGGTCAAGACAGTTACCAAAGTTAAGAAAGATAAATAGATCAAAAAAAAAATATTTATATCATTTAAATGATAAACAAAGTAAAAGAATATTAGCAATAAATGAAGATTTAAATAAAATTAAAAGTAAGACAAAAAGAAAACATGCAGCTAGTCAAAAAAAGAAAAGATTTAATGTTTTAAGACTCTATAGAAAGTATAGAGATAAAAAAGGATGTAAAAAATTAACAAAAGACATGAAATATCTAGATAAAAAATATGGATTAGGAAAAACCAAAAAAATATGTTAATAATTAACTTTATAAATATTTTATGAGAAAATAATAATTTAAAAAGAGTAAATAAACATTAAAGTAATATAAAAAAGGATAAATCCAGTTAAAATATAAATATTATTATCTAATTTAAGATAATCGAATAAATAATAAAAAATTAAAGTACTAATCAATATAAGTTGATCATAAAATAAAATACTAATTTTTCCTTCTTTTCCATATCCCTTAAAAACATTTAAAACTTCTGACTTACCTTTATACTTACTTATAAAATATCCAAATGTTAAATCGTGGGCTAGTTCAACTAAAATAATTATTAAAGATTGTAAAATAAAATTATTATTAATTAATAAAGCAAATAAAACAGGAGCCATTGCAGATAAAATATCCATAAAAAAAGCACCAATCCTAAAATTATTATACCATTTTGCTATAAATTTACCTTGATTTTTTTTAAAATATACAATAATAACAGTTATAGTTTCTACAAGAGTAGCAGCAAGTAATAAATAAGATAAATTAATTTTCACCATTAATATATTTATATATAAAATAAGTTAGAGAGAAAAGAATTCCTCCCCATAAAGTATCTATTATAACAGTTTGATAATCCCAATCTTTAAAAATTGCCATATTAGTGGTATCATAAACTCCATATATTCCTAAACCTAAAAGAAACGCATCAAAAAAGCATCCATTTTTAAAAACAATAAAATAATATAATGTAAAAATTAAAAATATATAACAAAATAAAGTTGGTAAAACTTTTAATTGAAGAGGTGATTTTTGAATTTTACCAACAAGCTTTGAAAAATTATTTTTCATTAAAAAAAGATATATAGCATCAATAATTGTAAATATTAAAGCTAATTTTAAAATATCAAAAAACATTATATTATTGATTTATAAAATTATTTAATAAATATATTATTTAAAATATAAATAAATTGTTCAATAGATTCTTCAGCATGATATCCATGCTGAATTGTTAAAAAATTAAAAGATATATTATTATTAGTTAAATAGGTTAAACAATATTTTTGAAAATCATAAGTATATATTTCATCTAAAAAATGGGATATTATATTAATAGAAGTTTGACATTCTTTAAGATTAATATAATTATACATATAAAGACTATCTATAATAAAAGATTTACCAATAGGATACTTTAAGTATTTCAATATATTAAATATTAAAGTTCCTCCCTGACTAACACCAATTAAAAAGATATTTTTATTATTAATAAGTTTATTTTCTTTATTTATAATTTTTAAAATTCTTTGAGTTGATTTTTGGAAATCATCTTCTGAAATTTTATCTATTTTTTTAATTCCATCATATTGAGTATAATAATCATACCATGCATTACAATTAAATATGGTATTATTAGGATAATGTACATCAATTATAGGACTTTGAGGAATAATAAATTTTACAGAATCATAATAATGCTTAAAAAAAATATTAGATTGAAAAAAAGTTAAAAAATTATTAAAGCTATCTATATTAGAGCCCATACCGTGTAACATAATAAATGAATATAAATGTTTCCTTTTTGGATAAATAATTTTAGATTTATTCATATTATATTTATAAATATAAAATATTTATTATAATATAATATAATATGTTTGGTGTAAATGATAATGTGTATTTTTGCAATATGGATAGATTAGAAAGTATTAATAGCCAAATAAGAAATAGAAATATACCAAGTGAACCTTTAAGACCTGAATTTTCATTAAGACCTGTAGCAACTCAACGATGTGTTTTACCAATAGTTGATAATATTAGTCCTTCTTGTGTTGCATTAAAAAAATATGATCAATTTAGTGTAGAAAAAGTATTTAATCCAGGAACTGCTCAAGCACCATGGGATGGATTTGCAGCTAATATAAATATAGATTCCTTACTAAGAAATCAATTTTTTGCATTACAAAGATGTAGTCAAGCAGAATTTGTTCCATCAAGTAATGGACCATTATTTGTTCATCCTTTAGCATTAAATAGTAGTGAAAGAGCAGTAAAAACTAGTGTTGAAGATTTAAATTCTGTTAGAAACTGTAAGATGCCAGAACATAGTGATAGATTTAATCATAGTACAAGATTTCATAGAACAACAATAAATAATAATAATGATAAGTGAGAAATAATTAAAAAATATTAATATTATTATTATATAGATTCCATGAATAATATTAATAAAATAGATAAGGTGACCTTAGAATATCTTATAAATCCAGATTTATTTAATAAACATATTATAAAATCCCGAAATGTAGATAAAAAAGAATTTGAATATGACAAGCAATTTTATAGAAAACGAATAGTTGGATTAGTAAAAGAAATGCTAAAAGGTAATTTTGAAAATAATAATCTTAAAGATAATTTTAATAATTATATTGAAAGTTTAATAATTTATTTTAAAGAAATAGATAGAAAAGATTTACTTCAAGAATATTATTTGGATTTATCTTTAAATTTTTCTAATACAAAAGAAAAATTAAATACTATTCCAGAGGAAAAGGATATTGATAGTTATTTATTTAATAAAGATAAGTTAGAAATCAATACAATAGAAAAATATATTAATGTTAAAAAAATTAATAATAAAGAATATTATTTACCAGAAAAGAGAGATGTTAATTTAAAGGATCCAAAATTAAGAAAAAAAGGGTTACCTCCAAAAGAAAAATCTATTAATAATATAAATGAAAACAAGGAAGAAATTAAATAATCAAAAAAAAAATAAGAGTTTAAGATGTAGTCCAAAAACTAAAAAAAATAATTATACATGTTATTCAGATGAATCATTAATTAAATTAAAAAAAGCATGGAATACAAGACATCCTGAGAGAATTATAAAAAGTAATAAAGGATTTGAAATTTGGAAAAAGTTAAAAGAAAATTTAAATCAAGTTTGTGAAAATGAAGCTTGTTGGCTAAAACAAAAATTTATAGAGAACAAATTGGATAAAGATTTACTACATTACACATTTGCTCCTAAATCACCAGATATTTGGAAAACACCACAAGGAAAAAATACTTGGTTATCAAGTTTAGACATAGAAAAAGTATTAAAGCAATTTGAGCATGAATATAAGAATTTTGCATTTCTAGGACCTTCGCCAATTGATTTTGATACACCAAAAATACACAATACTTGTGTTTGGGAAGAATTATGTAAATTTGAATTATCAAATTTTTTGAAAAAAAATAAGAATAAAATAGGAATAGTTTTTAATACTGATCCTCATACAAAAGGTGGAGCTCATTGGATTTGTTTAATGATAGATATTAGTAAAGAAATTATATATTTTTTTGATAGTGTAGGAGATAAACCTCCCAAAGAAATAGATACATTTGTAGAAAGAGTTATTAATCAAGGAAAATCTCTTGGAATTAATTTTAAATATTTATCTAATCATCCATTTGAACATCAAATGGGTAATACCGAATGTGGAATATATGTAATATATTTTTTAACTGAAATTTTGCAGGGTAAAAAAAATTATGAATATTTTAATAATGTAACAATACCTGATAAAGAAATGGAAAAATATAGAAAAATTTATTTTAATTAATAAATATATAAAAACATATAATTATTAATTTAAAATGAGTTTTGATTCACAAGAAAACAAAGCTTTAATTTGGGGAGTATTATCTGAACAAAAAGTTTTTGAAAATATTCCAGACAGTTTGTTTATGAAAGTACAAACTTTATTTGAAACAGAAATTAAGAGTATAAAAGAAAGAAGTCAAGGAAGGAATGCTGATTTACTAATTATGAATAAAATGTTAATGCAAAACTTTACTAGATCTATCTCTCTATTAAAAGATAATAAAAGTGTTAAATCAAAAAATATAGAAAAAGACTTTTTAAAAGCAAAAACTGAGTTAGACAAATTTTTAGTAGGAGATAAACCTCAAGAAATAGATTTCTCAGATCCTAAAGATGATGAACCATTAAAAATAGAGGATTTAGATGATAAATTAAATTTAATTATTAATGAGAGAAAAAACTTAGTTTCAGAATATGAAAAAGTTGATATCCAAAAATCTGTAGATAATTTAGAAGAATCTAATATTCAAATTAATGATAAATCAGTAGATCTAAAATCTTTAGATAATTCATTATTATTAAAAGAAGAAATTATAAATGATGATAATTTAGAAGAAACCTTCTTAAGTAAATTAAAAAAAAGCGATGAAATATCATTAGAATCAATAAATAATAAATTAGATAAATTGTTAGAAAAAATTGATATACTTCTTGAAAAATAATTTAATTTTAGACTAATTTTTTAAAATTATATTTTTTTCCTTGTATTTCTAATGTTCCTATTTTAATAGGATTTTTTGCTTGATAACTTTTATAATCATAAACATTACCAGTAGATTTTTCCCAAGCATAATTTGTACCATCTAATGTAACTTTATAAGCCACAATTTCTTGTTCAGCTTTATTTCCTCTTGTTATTTCATCTTCTTCTTCTTGTTCAATTGAAGGCAAATATGTTAATTTTTCGGGAGGTGGTGATCCAAATGAAAAACATTTTAAATTTTCTTTATTATCATCTTTCATATGTAAAATACAATCTATTGATGCTTCTTTAACGGATTTTAAAATACTTTTATTTATATCTTCTTTTATATTAGAAATTTCATAAAGAGCTTGATCTGAAGTAAAAGGAGTTTTATTATCTAATTTACTTTTATCTTTCAACCTAAGCTCAATAGAATCATCAGATTCCATTTGTTGTTGAGAGAAAGTCATTAGATATAAAAATACATCTACTGTTTGCAAATCTTTTGGTAAATTTTTATGACTACAGATTCGTCTAGCTCGACCAATAACTTGTTCTAATCTTACAGGATGCCAATATGGTTCAATCAAATGTACAAATCTTACATTTTTGAGTGATATACCTTCTGCTCCAGATGCAGTAATCATAAATACTTTAATAATCTCTCCCATAAAATTATTGGAAGAAATTGTTTTTAGTTCCTCTACAATATTCGTAGGTACAAATTGCCAATCACTATTAAATATATTTCTAATTATTTCTTTGACTTCTGAACTTTCTGTTCCTGTGTATAATGCAAAAGTTGGTTTACCTCTATTTTCTTCTTCTATATCTATCGAATATATACCATTTAAATTTTTCTTTAATTTAAACTCAGTATAACCATTAGCTTCTAAGACTAATTTGATAATTCCAATACCCTCTAAAGTTCTAAATTGTGAATAAATAAGATGTAAACCTTTATGTTTAGGATCATCAACATTTTCTAATACATTTAAAAATTTTGGACTATAAATTTTTAGTGCTTCTGGAGTCAAAAATTCATCTTTTTTATCAGCTAATTCTTTAAGAGCAGCTTTTATTCTTCCTTCGTAGGTTTTGTCAAAATCTTCACCAGTTTCAGCTTCTGCTTCATCTAATTCTATTTTAGCTTCCAAAGCCAAGGCTTGTTCTTCTTTCGAAATAGCGTCAAACTCATCTTCATTAGTTGAATTTTCAATTATAGCAGTTTCTAAACTCGATCCTTCATTAGGAAAAGGTCTTAATATAGTAGGTCTTGGAAATACAAAATTACAAAAAGCTCTTGAAAAAATTCTATATGTAGATACTGCATCATCATAAACATTATCTCCTCCACGTTTCTTTTTTTTAGCATTTTGGAGTTCTAATTTTCTTTCTTGAACTCTAGCTTCCTCATAAATTTTAAATTGAAAATCACTCATTGGTATATCAATTCTATGATAATTTATGCTTTTATTATATTGGGGTAAGAGTGCGTCTATATCTGGAAAATATGATGCTAATCCTAAAATTCTTCTTTTAAATAAATTTTCATTTTTCACTTGATTTTTATCATCAATAAAATATTTTTTGAATTCTTCTAATGTATCAGGTAGAGCCTTATATTGACTTACTTGTACACCTCCTGGAGAAATTTGAATATCTGCTTTTTTAAGAACTTTAGCTATTAATGTAACAAATTCTTTTTGTGTTAAATTAGAATCTATTTGTTCACTTTCTAAATGGACACCTTCATATCTATATTTTGAAAATTCAGAAATAAATCCTAATGGATTTTGTGTAACAACTAAAGAATTAGAACTAGGTTGATATTGAATATAATCCATTAATTTACTAACTTTTCCATAACTCTTAAATAATTTCATTAATATTTCTTGATTAATTTTTTTAGCTTCATTAATAACTAATTTAAAAGTATAAGTTTTAATTTTTCCTCTTAAAATATTAAATAATATACTTATTTCATTTGGATAATTAATAATAGGAGTTCCAGTTAATAATATAATTTTAGAATTTTCAGCAGTCATCAAATATTCATAAAGTTTCATTGACAAAGCTGTTTTATTTTTCAATTTATTAACAATTCTTGAAACTAAATTGTGTGCTTCATCAATTATTATTACTGAATTATCAAATGGATTAATTGTATAATTTTGTGTCATATTTTGTAAATGAGAATTTCTTAATCCATTATAATTTATAAATTTATATTTACTTTTTATCATTTCATTTATTTGTTGATCTAATAAAATCTTTTGTTTAGTTTCTAATGTTTCATAATTGGATTTTTTTTTAACATTAACCAACCAAGCACCTCCATTTTTCTTAATAAATTCAAATGGTAAAGATAAAACATAAGCTAAATTTTTAGCTAATTCATCATTTCCAACAGTATCAATAAATTCCCAAAATTGATTTTTCTTATATAATAAATCACCACATTTTTTTAATTCTTCCATATAATTAACTCTTAATGAAGCTGGAGTCATAATAATAATTTTTTTATCAGTCTTCAGTCCTTCAGCAATTCCTATTGATGAACAAGTTTTACCAGAACCTAAACCATGATATAATAATAAACCTCTATATGGGGTGAATAAATTAATGTAATCTCTTACGATTTTTTGATGAGTTAATAAATTAAATTCATCTGTTTGTGAAGATTCACAAGATAATGCTTGATCATCTTTATCTATAAGTTTTTTATATTCACCAAAAATTGAGTTTATAAAATTTATAAAAATCTCTCTATTATTCATATAATAGTTTGAAGCTCTAACAATATATTTTTCTTTAGCCACGGGTAATCTATTATTAATAGTTTCTGAACCAATTATTAATTGACTAGATGGTCCTTCTAAAGGTATACCTACTGGAGTTTTTGTAATTCTAGCAGAAGGTTTAACAGTAATTTTAGTTCTAGTTTTAGTTTTACTTTTACCAGTATCTTTATCATCATCAAGTGAAATATCTTTTTCTTGAGGTTTTAAAACTAATCTAATATCTAATTTTTCTGGTAATTTCATAATCTGTGTATCTTTTAAGGATAGATCTGTAGATTCTTTAGGTTTCTTATATTCTTTTTTTGTAGTAATAGTAGATATTAATGTTTTTGGTTTAATTTTTGCTAGAAATTCTTCTCTATCAATACTACTATCACTACTTTTATCAACAATTTTTGTTTTAATAATAACATCTGTCTTTTCAGTTGGTGGTTTTTTTAATCTTATATCAATTAAACTTTCTGATTTTGGAATAGGTTTTACTTTTAATTTTGCTAAAAGCTGTTCAGCCATTAATATATTATAATAAAAATAATATAATATATTATATGAATTTATCAAAATATTTAAAAAATATTAATTGGACATTAAGTGGATTAGTTATCTTATTGATTATTACTGAAACACTAGCACAAACCTCTTGTGAACGTGGTGCATCTATGATTAAAAATAAAAAATATTTATTTGTATTTGGAGGAGTAATTTTATATGGTTTAGTTGGATTTCTTTACTATTTAGCATTAGAAAGTAGAGTAAGTTTAGCAATTGTAAATATAATTTGGCAAACTATGACAATTATAATTGTAACTTTAGTAAGTGTTTTTTATTTTAAACAACCGATTTCAAAAAAAGAAATTATAGGAATAATAATTGTAATAATAGGAAGTTTATTTTTTGTTCCTTCAAAAACTAATGAAAGTATAAAAGCAAAAATAGCTATAGCTGGCAAAGAAGCAAAAAATATACCTCCATTTAAAAATGAAAAACAAATTAAAAGATTTCTAAGATTAAAAGATAAAAAAGATTTATAATTTATTTATAAAAATTTCACAAGCTATTTGTTCAGCTTTTTTCTTGATTTTATGAATTCCTTTTCCTAATAAAATTAAAACTTTATCATTATTTTCTAAATAAGTATGAATATTATTAAAATTATTGAATTTTGAAAAGTCTAAAGCATTACTTTGATTGGTTTCCCAAATTTGTTGACCTAAACATAAGTAAACACCCATTTCATATCCATTGTCAATATCGTGATTTATTTCAATATATTCTGGTGTAACCTTAAATTCTTTTTGAATTTTTACTTGTAATTGATTTTTAAAATTATCATCGGTTTTTAATAATCTAGTCCAATCAACGTGTTCTTCAAATATTTTTTCAATAAAAATTTGACATATTTGAAAACCTGGTCCTGTTACAAATAATTTTTCAAACCATTTATCTTCATCTTTAATACTTATATGATTAAAATCTAAAAATAAAGCACCTAAAAATGCTTCAAATAAACATCCTAACTTTTTTAAATTAGTTCTAGTTTTTTTTTCTTCGGCGTGTTTTGAAATTATATAATAATTATGAAGTTGCATATCATATGCTAATTTTCCAATATGTTCATTTTTAACTAATGCAATTTTTTTTTCTGTCATAAAACCTTCGTCTGCTTTAGGAAATCTTCTATACAAATAATATTTCGTAATACATTCTAATACACCATCACCTAAAAATTCTAGTCTTTCATTAGATTTACTACTTAAGGGCAATGCATTATAAGGTTTTTCCATAATAGTGATACCCATATTTTTATTTTCTAAAAAAGGTCGTTTGGTGTATGATCTATGAATAAATGCACGTCTATATAATTCAAAATTTGTTATCTCATGATTTATTCCATATTTAGTTAATATGCTTTGAATTTGATTATTACTTATCTCTTTATTAATGGGATTATATGGATTAAATATAAGCCCATTTTCAGTTGTCATAATATCATCATCATTTTGAATCATTTTTTCATTACTCTCTTCGTCATTTATTTCTACCATTTAATAATAACTTTATTTATGTTTATATTAGTTTTTTAAAAATATTCTCTCCACTATGTATATAAATGGGAGTTACTAAAGGACCCGGACGAGGATGGGCTAGCGCATTAAATCCTTCGATAACTAATCGCCCCACTTGTGGTGGTGATAAAAAAGCTGGTTTAGCACCAACAATTGGTACACCAATTAATATTTTAGCAACAAGTATATATTCTGCTAATCCACCTAATTGTTGCAGAGTCAATCAATGCTGTTATTATGTTCCTGGAAGTGCACCACCAATCAGATCCACTTTTATTAATCCAGTAACTGGTAAGATGGAATTATGTGAAAACAAAGTTTATGCTGGTATTAAGAATAGACCTGTACAGAGTAAGAGAGCTAGATATGCTATGACTCCATAAGTTAAAATTATTTTTATTTTTTATAATTTAAAAATAATTTTATAATTAAACTTATAAAATGGATAATAATGAAACATGGCGAGTGAGAGGACATATTGATAGAGTTTTCGAATATGATAAAAAACAAAAATTTGATCAAAGTGGTCAAAAATATCAATGGATTAAAATAGAACCAGAAGAAAAAAAGAAGAAAAAATCAATAAATTAATCCATTATGCATTAATTTTTTAGTAGAATTTATATTACTTTATAATACATATAATGAATATTACTGACGATTTAAAAAAAAAAGATGATAAAAAAGTTTGGGAATCCTATTTAGGGACTCTCAATAAAGATAAATTGGTTTTAGAACCAATTCCTGAACATTTAGATATTCATAATACTAATCTATTTGATGAAAAAGAAGATAAAAATATGTCAAATAAAAAAAAAGAAGTATTGTTGAATGATAAACAAGATGTCTTTAGAAAAGATAAATTAAATAAAGATAATAAAGATGAAATTAAATTAAATTAAATTATAGTTAAAATAGATTTAAAATAATAAATAAGTTTTATATTAATATGGAATCGGTGAGTGAATTTAATGGAGATAAATACCAAGTTGTTTGTAATAAACAAAATATGCCTTTAAAATTAAATAAAGATGAGAATACATACATGTTAGATTTTGAAGTACAAAATAAAAATTTTGACTTGAATAAATTAATGGATTTTCAAATTTATAATTTAATAAAACAAGTTAATCAAGATATAATCGAAGATATTCAAATAATATCTCAACCTAATCAAGATGAAATTGAAGTATTATTTTTATTTAAAAGATTTGGTAAAAATGCCGGAGTACCTCAAAAATATTTGATTTTAAATACAATTAGAAAAAAAACAGATAATTTAATATTATTCACAAGTAAAGATAGTTCTATAAATAATATTGAATATCTACAAAATTATGATGCCGAAAGAATGAAATGTAATTTTGCTAAGCTAACTGTATTAACAATAAAAGATAAAATTAGATTAAATTATTTATTTAGTATAGATATTAAAGAAGATTTACCTATTTATATGGAAAATATGATTGGTTTAATGATGAAAAAGATATTTTATAATTTAAAATTAGTTTTAGATAAAGATTAAATATATGATTTATATAAAATGAATAATATATTTAAAAATTTATTTATTTTATTTGTATTTAATTACTTATATGGTGAGTCTATAATATATAAATTATTAGTTTTAGATTATGGCTATTTTATATATACAATAAATTTTATATTTATAACTCAATATAGTAGATTTTTACAGGGTTCAAGTTTTAATAATAATTTATTAATTTCTAATAATTTGTATATTTTATCAAAAATATTATTTTTATTAATACTAATTAAAGTATTGATTTATTTCTTTCCTTATTTAATTAAAAATAATTTGTGTTTAATATTGATCAATATATATTTTTGTATATATTTAGATGGTGGAGAATATAAAGGTAATTATAGATTAGATGATAATAATTATATAAGAAATATATTTTATAATTTATTGAAATGTAATAATCATGAAATTTTTATGATAAATAATAAAAATAAAAACGATTTATTAAAGGAGAAATATATTTTAGCATTGCATCCTCATGGTTTAATCCCACTAGCAACAGGTGTAAATTTGAGTTTATCTCCTGAATCTAAAAATATTTATAATAACTTTTATAAAAATTTATATAATAATTTGTATGCAGGCACTGCAACATTTAATTATTTCTTTCCAATATTGAGAGAATTCTATTTATTAATTGGAACTATAGATTGTTCAAGACCGAATTTAACTTATTATTTAAATAACAATAAATCTGTAGCTTTATTTATAGGTGGTGCAAGAGAATCTATATATTGTGGAAAAGGAAAAACTAATTTAATATTAAATAGACGTAATGGATTTTTAAAATTAGCTTTAGAAACAGGTACATCAATAATACCAGTTTTTACATTTGGTGAAAATGATAGATTTACATCATTAACTTGTAGAAATAATATAATATTTGAATTATTTCATAGATTAACTGGATTATGGATACCCATTATAAAATATAATTTATTTGAAAGTAATATAATTTCAGTTATAGGAGAACCAATACACGTTGAAAAAAATATTAATTATAATGAAAGTGACATTTTAATATTAAAAGAAAAATATATAAAAAATTTAAATACTCTTTTTGAAAAATTTAAACATAAACATGAAAATTATATAGATAAATCTTTAATTATTATTTAATAAAATACTTAAAATTAAGTAATTTATTATTTATTATTATGGATATTAACTTTGATTATTATTGGACTAGAATTTATAATTTATTTTATGTATTTACTTTTTTATTAAAAAATGGAATATTTTATATTTATTATAGAGATTCATTGAAATTTATACAGAATTTGACTTTTGATATTGAGAGATTTAATTATACTTATATAAAAATTTTACAAACAATTTCTTGTAATTCTTTAATCTTTAGTGATGAGCAAAAAGACTTTTTATTAAAATATTCTAATCAAGTACCATTTAAACAAAGTAATCATGATTATCAATTTCTAGTTGATTTAGAAGAAAAATATAAAGGAGAATTAAAAATAAATAAAGATTCTCCTATTAACTCAGGAATAGTAGCATTAGTTTATGAAGGTTATTTATGGGCTAATAAAGGTAATGATCCTGATAGAAAAGAGCATAAAGTAGTAATAAAAATTTTAAAAAAGGATGTAACAGAATTATTAAATACTGCATGGCAAGATCTTGAATTCTTTACAAAACTATTTGATTATTTACCTGTATTTAATAAATATAAATTGAAAAAACTGATAGATTTTAATAAAGATTATGTTATTGATCAATTAAATTTTAACATTGAACTTGAAAATTTAAAATTATGGAAAAATTTTTCTAATAAGATTGACTATCTAGAAGTGCCTCAATATTTTGAAGAATTTACAAAAGAAGATTCCAATATTCTTGTTATGGAATATCTAGAAAATATTTCAATAAAAGAATTATCAAAAGAATTAAAAAGTAAATATGCGGTAAATCTTATTAAATCAGTTTTTGTAGGTTCATTTTTTTATGGTATTATTCATGGAGATCTCCATTCAGGTAATGTTTTATTATTAGAAAATAGTAAAATTGGTATAATAGATTTTGGAATAGCTTGCAAAATAAGTCGAGAGGAGCAAAATGCTATGTATAATTTTTATAAAAATTCATTATTTGATCAAGATACAAAAAAAGCTAGTTTAAATATTAAAGATTTAGTCTATCCTAGAGAGACTTTAAATAATTTATCTTTTGAGAAATCTACACAACTTTATAAAGATGTTGAAAACGTAATTCAAGAACATTTTGTTATAAATCCAGATCCTATGATTTTCGTCTTTAATTTAACATATGTTCTCTCCAAATATAAATTAACAATATCAAAAGGATTTGCTAATACTATATATGGTATATCAGCTGGTATAAATCTAAATATTGAACTTATTAATACTAAAACATCTAATCCTATTAAAGAATATAACTTATTATCATTATCCATTATAAAAGATTTATGTCAAGAAATAGATTTTTCTTTAGATTAAAAATTGATTTAAACTTAATATTTTTAAATCAATTAAAAATGGAAGATATTTCGACAAAGGAAAATATTGTTTTTGTAGATTTAAGTTATTTTATATTTTATAGATATTATGCATTAATACAATGGTGGAAATTAGCTAAACCAGAAGAAAATCTTGATAATCCATCTTTAAATGAAGATTTTATTAATAAATTTAAGAAAACATTTATTGAAAAATTTAATGAAATTCCAAAAAAATTAAAAATTAAAAATTTTATCTTAATTGGAGCTAAGGATTGTCCAAGAGAAGAAATTTGGAGAAATCATTTATTTAATTCTTATAAAGAACAAAGAGTTTATGATGATGATTTTATGGGAGGTTTCTTCTTCAAACTTGCTTACAATGAAATAATACCTAATTTATGTCGATTTATTACTTTAGATAATTTAGAAGCTGACGACTGTATTGCTCTATTGACCAAAGATATAAGTACAAAATTTCCTGATAAAAAAATATTTATTATAGCTAATGATATGGATTATTTACAACTAGCTGATGATAAAATAAAAATTATAAATTTAAAATTTAAAAACCTTCAAGAAAGTAAAAATTCTACAGGAAATAAAGATTCTGATTTATTTTGTAAAATTGTTTTAGGAGATAAAAGCGATAATATTCCAGGAATTTTTAAAAAATGCGGACCAAAAACGGCTATAAATTATTTTAATGATAGAAATCTATTCTTGGAAGCTTTAAAGCGTGAAAATGCAATTGAGAGATTTGAAAAAAATAACAAAATAATAAATTTTAATGAAATTCCTGATAAATTACAAAAAGAATTTTATGAAAAATATCCAATTAATTAAAAAATAAAATTGAAATGCTTTTTCAGTTTTATTCTATAGTAAATTGTTCTACAATATGAATACAGAAGCAATGCACATTGAAAAAACTTTTAAATTTTATGATATTTTTGATAATAAATATGATGCTGAACAAAATGAAGAATATTGTTATGTAACAATTAATGTCGAATCAAAAATTAGTGGAGAAAAACCGATATTTGATATTTCTTATACTTATAGTTATCCAAATGGTAGATCACAAAGAGCGAATCCATTTAATTACAGTAAAAATATTGAATACGCAGATAGGGAGGGAGTAATAGTTTTTAAAAACTCATTGACTGAAAAACTAGTAGAATATTTAATGATGGATCAAGAAGAAACAGAAAAAGTTTCTGGAGGTACTTATTGGTTACAATATAAGATTAAAGTAATGGAAACTTTAGCTAACTTTTGGGATTGAACTATCTTCTTCTTCTTCTTCTTCTATCATTTCTACATTGAGAACAGTGTTCTTCTGAAAATGTAGATCCATGTTCACAACCCCAACAACCCATTTCTCCATAAATTGTTTCATCATCTTCTGCTTCTGGATCAAGATGTTCTCCTTGTTCATTTTCATAAAATTCTCTTGGTCCATGTTCTCTTGCTAAACTAAAAGATCTACCTCTTCTTAAATTAGGAGGTGAATTAGGACTTACAGCTGCTTGTTGTCTTTGTATAGGTCTACCTAATTCCACTAAAGCTGGTTCAGGTGAAGGAGATCTAGGATTAGGACTTGTGCTTCCAGTAGGAGAATTTTTTTTTTCACGATATTCTTGTTCAGTATAGGTTGGAGCGGTTTCCATTCCAGCTTTTCGTTTATTATTTTTACTTTTTCTTTGTCTCTTTCTAGTTTTTTTAGGTGTTTTTCTAATTCTTTTTTTAAATTTAAATGTTAAATTTTTACGCTTATTTTTTCTTTTGTGGGTTTTATATTTCTTCATATAATTATGTATATATTTTTTTTTACTTCCACCATGATTTTCAATTACACCTTTTTTCCTTAATTGTCCTCTTTTATTAAGATGCCATCTATCAGGAATAAATTCTTTTTCATAAAGTTTTTTAAATCCAGGAATTCTTTGAATTATTGTTCCATATTTTTTTTTTAGTTGTTTAGCTTTTTCGGGACAGGTAGCTTTTATAGTATTAATAAGATTAACAGACGCATCTGATGGATTAACAGTTAAATCTAACTTTATAGTATATGTTCTCTCCGAAATTTGTTTTCCATCTTTACTGGTTTCTACATTTTCAAAATTATTAACATTAGGAAGTACACCAGGAGATTCAGAACCATTTAATTCTTTTTTTGGTGAAAGTTTATAATCTAGGATAGCATATGTTTTTCCATTATAAGATATTTCATTATTTTTGTGAAAATGTTTATTAAACATATTTTTAAGAGGATGTGGACTAAAATAAATCTCATTTAACAATTCTAAATCTTCATGAAATGCATCAGGATTCGTATATTTTTTTTTTGGATCTTGAGACTTTATTCCTATTTGTTTAATTAATTGATCTAAATAATTACTATTAGAAAAAATTTGTTTATTAGTTATATCAGGATTTTTTTTATTAAATTCTTTAATATCCTTATCTTCAATCAAAATAAAACAACAATTTTTTCCACTAGATGGAATAAAAGGAGGTAGTAATATATTTTTTTCAGTAGATCCTTTGACATTTTCCGAAACATTATAAGTATAATCATTAACATTCATTATGCTAGGATCATTACTTATAAAATTAATAATATATCTTACAAAATTATTAGTTAATAAAATTTTTAGATTAAGATTAAGTGTTAATATAAATGATAATTTATTAGTTTCATTAAAACTATTATAAGAAAAATAGTCTCTCATAAATCTTAAACTTTCAGATCCTTGATTTAAATCTTTCCACTCAATACTATTTAAATTTAATGTATTTAAAACTGATATTAAAGAATTAAAAATTTTAATATTATAATCTTCTTTTTCTTTATCTGTTGTTAAATTAGGCTTATTTTCTAAAGATTTAATGTATTTTCTAAAGTTTTTTTGTATACTTTCATCTAAAAAGATTTGTAATATATTTTCTGAAACACTTTTTGCTTGATCAAGAGATAAATTCATAATTGATGAATAATTTTTTTCTATTTCAGATAAATCTTGTTTAATAGATTTAAATTTATTATTGGTCTCTTCTTCAGAATATTTTTCATTAATATTAATTTGAGAACCTGCCTGGCGAGTTCTTAATTTATCTACATACAAAGGATTATAATTATCAGTAGTTTTAGCATTTAAATAATTTAAATAATTAATTTTATATTTATCCATTAAATTTTCGGAACTTTTAGATATAAAATACTTTTCACAATATTTTTGAAATTTATCAATTTGATCTGTTGTAAAATTTAAATCCATTAAATATAGTTTTGTTGATTGTTCAATATTAGAAGTAGTTAACACTTTAGTATCAGTTTTTTCAATTAAAGGTTTATTTTTATAAATCACAATGTATAAATTATTTAAAAAATCTAAATATTTACTATCATAATCTTTAAATTCGATTGGTTGACTGATAGAACCGGGTGCTTTTTTTGAATCAGGTGCTATTTTATCTTTATCTGGAGGCTTAGCCTGGGTTAAAAAGTAATCTTTATATCCATTTTTATTTTCCAAAATATTATCAACAAGTTTCAAGGTTCCTTTTATATTTCCAATTGAATCATATAAATCTTTAATTTTTTTATATATATTATCATATTGTGGATCATTAGGAAAACTATCACGAGTAAATTGTTTATGACCACTTTCTAGAAATACAGAATCATCACTATTATCATTAATTATAAGATTAAATATCTTTTTAAATTTCTCACTATCTTGTTCTTTACCTTCTTTTATAATAAGATAGGCAGTTAAATTTTCAGGAATATTTAAATTTTTTTCCTGAGTTTTTTTAATTTCTGGTTTTAGCAATTGACTAATTTGACCTAATATTTCTTGAATATTATTAAATTTAATTTCATTGGTATCATTATGAATATTACCTGATAAATCATTTTCTAAATTATCAATTACATCAATAATCTTAGTTAATGGATTTCTAATAAATTCTAAAAGTTTTAATGTAGTTTGTTCCATTCTAAATAATTTTTGATTTTTAACATTCTCATCATCTCTAGTATTAATTTTATTTTGATTTAAAAATTCATTTCTCCAAATAGTAAAGAGTTGCTCTAAATAAGCATAATTTTTATTTAATAAATATTTTTTATTAACAGTCTCTCTGAATATTAGATAAGTAGTTTTATTTTCAAAATTACCTTTTATATTTATTTGATTAATTTGATTCATATTATAATATGTAAATAAATTAATATAATATAAAAAATTTAAATTTAGTATTTAGAAACTCCCAAACCATTAAAATTATTATAAAAATTATATTTATCATTATTAACATTATTATTTTTAGCTTTTTCCAAAATATCATATGCTTTATCTAATTCTTCTTTAGTAATTTTATTATCATCATTCAAATCAATTGCTTTATGTAATTTTTTAAGATTTTCTGGTAGTATGCAGAAATTACTATCTTCATGTAAAAGCCAAGTTACAATTATCCAATATAAAATAGTTAAAATAATTGAAACAATAAAATCTCTTGTTCCTATAAATGCTATAAAAAACACTAATACTTCTTTTCCCAAATTTTTTAAAATTAACTCTTGATTTTTTGTTAATTTTAAGTCTATATATCTTGAAGCTATATTTAAAAATATAATGCATAGTCCTATAATTATTTTATCATTTGTTATAATATCTAAAAAATGTTTAACAGTTGATATCATAATATATATTCTTTAGAGATATTTAAAATAATAATTCTAAAATAATAATATTATAATTTTTTATATATGACACTACAATATTCAGAAATAAATTTTGATAATAATATAAATGATAAAAATAATTTAAAATTACCTGATCCCCCAAAATTGACACAGAATAAAGGTCATAACCAGACTAAAAAAAGTCAAAATTATGATATGAGTGATTTATTTGATAAAATTCACAAAAAAGATCAATTAGATCAATTTGAAAATTATAATGATGATTGTAAAGATAATAATTTATCTGATTTTAAACCATTACCCCCAGTAGAACCAGTACAAATGGTAAAACCAAATCAATATCATTTACAACAGCCTAATCAAGAAAGAGTTTCTTTAGAAGAAAAGGTAAATAATTATAATGAAAGTTATTATGCAAGTATTCCATACCAAAATAATGTTGATCAAAATATAAAAAATAAAGAATTATTACATAAGCTTAATTATATAATAACTTTGTTAGAAGAACAAAAAGATGAAAAAACAAATAATGTAATTGAAGAAGTTATATTATATACATTTTTAGGTATATTTATAATTTTTGTAATTGATAGTTTTGCTAGGGCGAGTAAATATGTTAGATAATTAATTAGGTTTTTGGAATATATACAAAAAACTTGAAATGCCACTTTTATCTTTAATAGAAAATTGTTTTAAAATAATAAATCCTAGATATTTAGCAATTTTAATTGTATCATCAATAGATTTTATGTAAAGCATGGTTTCTTGATTTCTAATTTTACCATTATTAAAAGAAAATTTTTCACTAAACATCATTCTCTCACTATCTAGTTTCTTAAACTTAGGTTTATAAACAAAATCTGTAAATTTTATTGAATCACTCAATAATAATGATGGATCAACAAAATCTGGATATACATTTTTTCTAATATTTAAAATATTATTTTTAGCATTTAATTTTTCTTCTGGAACTAAATTAATTGCTACATATCCTCCTGGTATTAACCAGGTAAAACAATTTTCCAAAAACTGTTTTTTATTTTCAATATAATAAAAATTTAAATTTAGGCAAAAAATATGAGTAAAACTATTTTGATGAAATAAATGATTATTAAGTATATCATCATTTAAAAATTTATTTTCACATGATGGATATCTTTTTTTAGCCATATCTATTAATTTTTTTGATTTTTCAACTCCAATTACATTAGGAGTATATTCCTTAAATAAATTAACTAAATATCCTGATTGAGATCCAACATCTAATATAATACTTCTTTCTGTAGGTTGTGTATTAGTTATTATATTACCAACTTCAAAATCACTAACTATTTTATTAAAAGTTAATACATCAAATACTTTAGTATAGAAATCATCATTTAAAGTTTCAATATCTTTTATTTCTATTTTATTATTAATATCTTGAAATCCTTCTATTCGATTTCTTGAAAATTGACAAAATAATGAGATTATTAATAATATAAAAAATAAAATAAGTATTTTTTCGATCATAGAAAAATCATTAAATTTTTTAATTAAATTCATGCTTTATAAATATTAAAGTTATTTTTTTTATTATTTAAATTATATAATTTATAATAGATGGATGATAAAGATATAAATGATATAAGAACTATTCATGATTTTAGAAATATTTCATTTTCTGAATTTCAAAAATCCAAAGTTAAATTAGAATTAATTAAAAATATAATTAATAATAAGATTGAACCATCTTGCTATTGGAGCACAGAATTAATTGCAGCTGGACACTTCATAGATCTATGGGATGTTATACTAATAGTTTGTAGTAAACATATACATGTTGGTAATCCTAAATTACCGATTTATATAGAATTAAGATATGAAAATTTCAAAGATATATTAATAAATGGATATATTGATAATGAAATAAAACTTAGAAATAATAAAAAAATAAGAAGATTATTTGCAGAATTAATTTGTATATTATGTTTATCTCCTAAAAGACACTCAGTACAGGAAATTAAGATTGATCCTGAAGAATTTGATATTGCTCTTTTATCAGATAAATTAAAAGCCGATAAAATAACTTATTGCGAAAATATTTTTAAAAAAGATGATCCAAAACAATTATTTATTCCTTTGAATGAATTAGCTTTTAATTTGAAAAAAAAAAATAATATAAGTTCAACATATTGGATTGAATGGTTATTACAATTTGAAAGTTTATGTAGACAAAAAAAAATTAATTTAGTATGTGAAACTAGACAAAATATGCCTGTCAAATTTGAATTCCAAAAGGATTCTGTTTGGTTAATTTGGGAAACCTTATTAGCTGAATTGGATGATAGAAAAGATGATAAAAAAATTTTAAAAAGAATAATTCATAGTTTACTCAACTTATATTGCATAAAATTTTCTCATTCTGCAAAAAAGAAAAGAAAATCTATAATTTATTTTGCTGTAAGTTTGTTAACTGATTTTGTTGATTTTAATATTGAAATTTTTTCTCAATCTTCTTTTATTGAAAATATTGTTAAAAAAATAGATACAATTTATAAAGAATTAAAAAAAAATGAAAAAAGCCCAGAAACTGATTATTTATTTACAAATGTTAAAAAAGATAATTTTGATAAATCTATTTCTAAAATTGAAATGATGAATAACCTTGAAGATTTTGATAAAGAATAACTATATTTAATATAAACATGGATTTTTTAAAAAGTTTAGTCGAATTTTTAGGAACTTATTTGGCCTTTATGATAATATATTATTTTGCTACTCATCATCCAAAATATATTGCACTTGCTGTTGGCTTTGCTTTCGGATCCGTTGTCTTCTTATTTTCAAAAATTTCTGCAGATTTTAATCCAGTAGCAACACTTATTTTTGTTTTAGAAAAGAAACAACCTGTATCTGATTTAATTACATTAGTTATACCACAATTACTTGCTGGTTTAGCTGTTGTTGAAACTTTTAAATATATTAAATAATTTAAAAAAATTAATAAATAAACTATTTAATTCTTTTAAATTATTTACTTTTTTTCTTTGTAAATTTCTTTTTTCTTCCTTTTTTTGTTTTCTTATATTTTTTCTTTTGAAACTTTTTTGTTAATTTTTTTATTTTTTTTATTTTTTTATGTCTTGTTTTTTTACCTCTTTTTCCTCCAAAAGAAGGCACATTATCTATTCCCTGATTTAATAAATCCTGTTCTCTTTTAAATTTTTCTTCTTGAATTTTTATATCATCTTCACATGAATTTCCATACAATTCATCTGTTGTATATCCACACTTCTTGAATTTTTCACAACTTTCAAATAACCTATTTGCATAATTATATCCATCTTGCAAATTTTCTTCATCTATTTTTTTTGTTCCATATCTAATTTTACTTGATAGCAAACCATCTTTTTTTATTATTGGTTTTTTATCCGCGTCATTTTTTAAATCATAATATATTTTATCACTACTATTTTTTGTTATTAAATCCTCTAATAAAATTAAATATTTTTCTTTTTCAATTATAAATCCATCCTGTTTTTTGTATACACATAACACAGCATCCAAATTGTTTAATCTAAAAGGTAATTTCATTATATCTTTTATATATGCACTATGTGATACTATACACTGTACATTTTCTTTCGTAAATTCAGGTGAAAATAATTTGTTTTTAAATTGTTCATAATATTCTTCAAGATCTTTACTATTAGCTATTTTAAATATATCAGAAGGATTTTTTGTATTATTATTAATAATTCTTTTACAATCAATTTCTAATCCCTCCTGAATATTTTTATTTAAAAATAAACAAGAATTATCGCTTACTTGTTTAGTTATTATATTTGGTCCCGAAAAAAATTCTTTATCTAATTCTTGTATTCCATTTATTCTAGTAATTTTATCTGTATTTTCTAAGAATGTATTCATACCAATAGACATAATTTTACAAGTTTCCATAGCTCTAGCTAATACTGAACAATATAAGTCATACTTTTTTTCATTACCACTTATTTTATCTAATAATTTATTTATAGCTCCATTTATTTTATAAAAATTTTTACCAAAAGTAAAAGCTTCTGCTATTCCTTTTTCTGTACATAAAGGTTGTTGTCTATAAATTCCTTTAGCTACATTGTGACAAGCTTCACAATGTCTTATCCATAATACATAACGTAAATCTTCACTAGAAGGTAATGACTCTGGACTAGATTCTATAGGAGCACCATATGTTGGAATCGATATTTTACTACTATCTGTATCTAAACTATAAATAATTCTACCTTCTCTATCTAGTCTTTTATTTAAAGAAACAATACTTTGTAAATCTTTATTTTTTTCACTTTCACTATTTATTTGTACAAATCCAAAAGAAAAACCCAAAGAATTTTCATTTACTTCTATCTTACTTTGAGAGAGATTGGTTCTCCAATCTTGATCGAACTTTTTTAAAGTTGGATATTTTGATTTATCAGGATCTTCAATTATTATTTTTAATTGATCTTCACTGAGAGGTTCATCAATTGGTTGGTCCCTATATATTAAGTTTAAACCAAATTCTCTAATTTGTTTTGCAATTTCAATAGGAGCCAAAACACAAATAGAAGCCAAAAAACCTAATTTTTCTATATTATTATTTTTTTCAGGAAAACATTCATATCTCATTGCTGTTATTTTATTTAAATTTTGTGTATTAAAATATTTATCTTGTTTTTCTCCTAGAGTAATAGCTTTACTTTTAATAAAATCTCTACTTTTTTTTGTACGCATTCTGTAAGGAGTTCCCTCAATATTCAATGTAAAAGTTACCTTATCTAAATCTCCAAGAATAGGTCTTATATTATCACATTCTCCATCTAAAAAAATTTGATGAGCTTTAGGATCAACATGATGAAATTGAATGTTTTTAAATAAATTATCTAGTTTTTGAAAGATTGGTTTTATTATTTTATCTTGAATTATTGGTACTTTACTTTTACCTTTATCAGAAAAATCTTTTAATTCTTTTAAATAACCATCTAAGGTTATATAACCTCCTTTTTTGCCATTATCTATATAATCATCTTCTGTTGATGGAGGACATAAAACTTCTTCTTTTTGTTCTCTTCCACTTTCCTCACTTGATGTATTAGTTAAATAATTTGTAACTTTTTCTGCTTCATTCTCTCCTTCTCTTTCTATATCTTCTTGTTCTTCTTGTTCTTCTTGTTCTTCTATACCTTCTGGTTGTTCTTCTTCGTCAATATCTGATCTAAAACTAGTTAAATCAGTATAAACTGAACTTACACTTCCTTCTCTACATCTATCCCTAGGTTCAGGGCAGTAATGATATTTCTCACCGACTAAAAAATATGGTGATTTTTTAAATATTCCTTCTGAAGATGAGCAAATACTTATATATTTTTCTATATCAGAAAAATTTTCTCTATCTTTATTAAATAAATCATTTATTACTGATTGAATTAATAAATTCATAGTAGAACTATTCATTTTAATACATGCATTATCTTCATCAGAAAATTCTAAATTAAAAACTGCTTCACCTCCTAGAATTCCAGTTGGTGGGCCTTTTAAAACCTTATTCGATCCTTTACATATTATAATAACTTGTTCAGATTTTGAACTTGCACCTATTAATTTACAATCATTTCCCGCATGATCAATACATGAATTTCTTTTAGCTGATTGTGTTAATGATCTAAGGTAACTATCTAAAGTTTCTATATCACGTTTAAATTGTTGTGTGCGTGGTTTTCCACCTTTACGTTTTCTTGACTTTTTATTATATAATTTTTTATTTAATTTAATAGTTTGTTCCATTTATATATTAAAATAAAATAAAAAATCTAATTTTCTCTGTAATAAAATAAAATCTGATAACTTAGTCTAAAATTCCAAGTCAAATTATGCCCTTCAAATCTCCAAATTATATTTTTATTAATAATTTCTTTCCAATTCATTGATGAAAATTTATTAAAGCTTGCACCATCAAAAGCAAATTGTTTTTTGTTACAAGTTAATAAAGAACAAAAATGTTGTTGGTTGGTATCTCTAATAATAGCTGCATCTAATTTATATTTAACGCCAAAAATATTAAGTTCTTGAGACTTATCATCAATAAATCTGGATGAATAGTCAGCAATTTCCAAAATAATTATATCTGGTTTATTTTTTATTTTTCGATCATTAATTAATTTTTCAATAGTAGAATTTTTGGAATTTGTAGTTAAGGTTAAAGGTAAAATATTAACATTATTAGCATTTAAATAATTAATAATAGTTAAATAATAATCAATAGGATTTCCTGGTTGATCTATATTTGGAATGTGATCATCAAATTTGTGATTTTTATTTATATTATCATAAATTTTCTTTATTAATAAATTAGTGTTAAAAGTTAGGGCAATATTTTTTAAACTAGGATTATAAGATGATTCAATTGCAATATTTAAAATAAAAAAGGCTTCTCTCAATTCTTTTTTAATAGTTTTTCCATTAACAGTTTTACCAATAATCATTAATTGTCTAAAAAATTTAAAAAATTTTCTACCTTTATCACTAATAAAAAATGTTACAAAAAATGTATTAAACCAACAATTAGATAAAACCTGTCTTGGTGGAATAATATCTTTACAATTAATTTTTTTAATTGATTTTAAGTTATTAAGTAAAAATTCTTGAGCTTCTTTTGATTTGTAATTTACACATTTTTTATTTTTTTCAGTACCAATATTAATATTTAAAAAGTCTTTACTACATAAAAAAAAGTTTTTTGGTTTTTTTCTAGTATAAGATACTAAAAGTTTATTAACTCTAGGAGAAAATGATTTTTTAATACTTTTATTACCTTTTTTACTTTTAACTTTCTTTGTATTTTGTTTTAATAAATAACCTAATAATAAATTTTTTTTGGGTGTAGTATTTTTAATAAATATGCTATTTTTAATTTCCTTCATATATTAAATTAAGATAATATAAATTATATATAATAATATTATAAAATGGAATCTGATAGTCAACTTGAAATGCAAAAATCAATCATTCAAAAAAAAATTCATGATAGATGGTGGTGGAATTTTTGGACAACATTATTATTTTGGTTAGGTATTTTAGTATTTCTATCTTTTGTTGGATTTAATGTTTTTTCTGCTTTAGGAGAGACAAGTGATTTTTTCGCAAAAATTGTTGATGCTATTAAAGATTTTTTTGCTCCAGTATTAAAGCTTTTTGGTTTAGGAGCAACTGTTACTGCTAAACAAACTATTAAAACTGGAAGTAAAGGAGCCACTGGTATAATAGATTCTGTATCAAATACTACTGTATCAGGAATAGATCATTTGCAAAAGAAAATATATAGTCCAAATAATCAGGATAGTGATGATGAAAATAGTGATGATGAGGATAATGAAAAAAAAAAAGATCAAAAAAAAAAAGATGATAAATTAGCAAGAGACAATGTAAATAATGTACAAAATAATGAAAATAAAGAAATGAGTAAGGATGACTTACAAAAAGATAAGGGTCCACCAAAAGATAATGCTCAAAAAAATTATAAGGGTCCACCCAAAAATTCCAAACCTCCAATTCCTGATGCTATTCAAAGTAGTAATGAAGATCCAACTCCAACTGTTCCAAAACCTTCAAATAGACCAGTTCCAACTCAAACAAATACAGATGATAAATTAATAAAACCTAGATTCCCTACACCAAGTTCTATTCCAGAACCGGGTGGTGATATACTTTATCAAACTAAAACTAGTGGTCCAGGATATTGTTTTATTGGTGAAGTTAATGATCAAAGATATTGTGTAAGGGTAAATAATAATGTGGGAGAAGAATGTCCAACTGGTAGAGGATTTGAGAAGCAAGAAGTTTGTATTGATCCTTATAACTTTAGAAATTAAATAATAATTAGGATAGATTAAATAATATTTTATCTAATCTATTGAATTTAAGGAGAGAATGCATATACTGGATCTAAATTATCATTAAACCATCTATTTGCTAAATAATAGGGTTTAGCATTAAGATCATTTCCAGTTGCAGTAAGATTAGGACCGTGTTCAACGATCCAATCAATTTCAGCTGTTCCTATAGCATAATTAAAGTATCTAAGTTCAGAAATTTGTCCTCCAAAACCTCCATTTAATGCTAAATTAGTTGGTCCATAATTTTGTCTAGCAACTCCTCTTAAATGATGACGTCTAACAAGTCTTCCGTTAATATAAACATCAAGAATATTATTATTTTCTAATCTTATAATTACCGATACCCATTTATTTATTGGAATTTCTGGGACAATTACATCATCATAAATCATAGGTGATAAGGCATCACTTCCCATACCAGCACCACCTGAACTATTTAAATAAGCAAATTCTTTTCTGCAACTAGCCAATGTAGCGGGATCTGCACCTTTGCTAGTATCAAATGTACCATTTTCTTGGACGGCACGCATAGCATCCATACAAGCTGAATTCAATTGTGTTAAAGGTTGACCAGTAGCTTCGTTTGTAAATATATTCATTCTTACTAATAATGATAATTCTGCTACATTAGGAGAATTATTAGGACTTATGTAAAGTCCAGGGCCATTTAAAGGTTCAACTATACCATCAACAGCTCCAAAATGAGGTACATCTTTACCTACTCCCTTAGGCTGGTTATTAGACTGGGGAATACGTGTATTTCCTTTACTAAATACATGTCTAAATCTATCTTTTCCTCTGTCTAATTGATTTCCATCAATAAATATCCAAACAGACCATGTAAACTCTATTCCTCTCCATTGATTTTGACTTCTCATAATTGGTACAGAGTTGTGGACAGTAGGATCACTAGGAATAACTTTTTGAGTAGAAGCATTAATCATTCCAGGTGATACGATAACATTAGGACGGGGACTAAAAAGCCATCCTAAAATTCCGGTTCCTAAACGTAATAAAAGAACAAAGCCAATTATTACTAAAATAAGGAATACAATATTTGCTATAATACTTCCAGATTCCAAAAATTCTTTTGTACTATTTCCAGCTTTTTCAAATTGATATCCTAAATCTATAGCCATTATTATATATAATATAGAAGAAATTCTAGTATATTATATTATTTTAAATAATTAATTATATAACTATTGGTTTTCCAATAGCATGATTATATTCAAAGAACTGGATCTTCATTTTATATTTATTAAAGAAGTCACCAAATAGATTAGATCCTAGACCATCTCTATAAATATTATAGGCATCTTGAGGACTTAAACAATGATCAAACATTTGAAATCTTGCTACATGACCGTTAAATGTAACGCCGGATGGCCCTCCAATATATGCATTGTCTCTTCCAGGACCTACAGCTACACCTGGTAAAACAAAACTTCTAACTAATTTACCGTGTAAATAAATATCTAAAGTTCTTCCACATACGACACATATTAGGCATACCCATTTTTGAATATTAACATTAGTAATTCTAAATGTTTCAAATCTCATATTTCCCTGGTTTGGAACTGTTTCTTGTTGAAAGTATTCTGAGGCGGGTAATAAAGGTGGAGGAGCATTAGATTTACTATCTGTAGTCTGAGCAAATGTTTTAATACCAATTAATAAGTTATTTTCATAAGCGTCTAATGCAGCAGAAAAGTTGGTTGTAGGTTTTAAAGCAGCTGTGTTTGGTTTTCCGGCAGAGACATTATTAAACATTCCTCCAGGTTGCATACTTGTATTAGGTCCAACTAAACCAATACTTTGTTTAGCATCAGAGAGATACATTACTTGCTTAATTTGTCCAAAGTTTGTATTCCAATCTTCAATAAAGAACCACAAAGCAAAAGAATAATTACTGCTATTATTTCCAGGTAATTTTTTATTAGATATAACAACTCCTGGAGAGGCTGGGTGAATTCCTCCCATTAACATAGTATTCTTCTTAAAGAAAACATTGTAAATAACGATACATAAAACTACTAAAATAACAATAATTAGAATCGTTTCAAGTAATCCCATAATATAATATACTATTAGAAATTATATTATTAAATTATAGATAAAATTTTTTACTAAAATAATTTAATCTACCCAAATAATTTCATTTTTATTTAATATCCTATCAAAATAAATGACATTTTGTATTCCTCCATTAATTCCATCTTTTGTTCCAGCTGTAATTTTATTACTTGTAAAATATGGCATAACTCCTTCTAAACTTCCTACTAATTTATTATCAAGAAATACATCTACTCTACCACTCCTAAAAATTATCACAAAATTCATCCAACTTTGATATGGGAAATCTTTGGTTTTATAAATAGTTACTAAATCATTTTTATCAGTTTGTATAACAATTTTTAATACATTAGTTTTACCATTATATAAAATATTCGGTCTATTACCATAATTAAATAATGAAGTGAATTTTGTATAATTATAATTGGTATTTGAAGGTTGCGGATTTATCCATAATTGTACCCCAATAGAATAATTAGCATCTTTTGCTGTTGATCCTAAAGTTTTTTCGTTATTTGTATAAATTGGATCTTTAAGTAAAATATCACCACCTTTTGTTGCAAATTGTTTCGCCAATAAAGGAAGTAAAAAATAAAATAAAATAAATATAACTTCTAAAGTTAGTAGAATCCAAGTAGTACTAGTTGTTATATTAAATTGTCTCTTTAAATATTCTAAAAATTCTATAAATAAACAAGGAATAAAAAATATAAAATCAACTATAAATCCCCAAAATGATTTACCTTTTTCTGCTTCTTTGATTTGATTAGTTAAATAACTCCATATTAATGCTAAAGATACAATTACAATAAGACTAATTAATATAATATTTAAAACTTGTGTTATTATTTGATATTTTAACATAAAATAAATTATAGTTGAAATAATAGTAAAAAATAATATTAATCCTAAAAGTATTTTTAGAGGACTCATAATATATCGCTTAAAATCATTCCATGTTTTTTTTCTTTCAAAATCCATAAAATATTTACCTTTTTTGTTAGAGCAAAAAGTATCTTTTTTAGAAGAATCATCTTGCTTCTCATTTGGATCATGACTTGTAAAAATATTACCTCTATCTTTTTTATAAATTATTATAAAATAATATAGAGAAGAAGCTATTATTGTTGCTATAAAAAATAACCAAAAGAAAACGTTTGGAAAAGTATTTACTATATTTCCTGGATTTAATCTTAATAAAAAATAAATAATACTAAATAAAGTTCCAAAAATTAAAAAAAAACCAGCATAATTATTATTTAATATCATATTTATTAAGGATTCGTCCATATTTTTGCAATCTTTTTTTTCATTATTATCTTTATTAGATCCTTTCATCATAGTTATATTATATTTATATTTAAATTAAAGATTTTCCATTGCTGTTTTTTTCCCATGACAATTTCTACAAAGTGCTACTAAATTATCTACATTGTTTGAACCCCCATATTCTAACCTTATCACATGATCTACCTCAAACCAAGCTGGTAATTTACATTTACAATGTTTACATTTCCAATCTTGTTGTGAAGCAACATATTTTTTTTTTGTCTCACTTACTGATCTTTTTGTTGCTGATCGTCCAGAATTTAACATTCTCCTTTGTTGTGAGGTTATTGGTTCATCTCCTCCATTCTGGAAATTATTACTAAAGTTTATATTTTTGCTTCCAAAGTCAAAAATTGGAGATAATAAATCTTTTGAATTTTTATCAATTGGAAGACAACTTACTACTTGATTTGCACTTGTGAATAATTCTTTTCCACTTTGTGGATTATTTTTTAATAATAAGTATAAACCTAATCCGCCTACAATAAAGAATGCCATTTGATAATATTTAGACCAACTCTTGAGAGTATTTAATAATCTACCATCATAATAAGTATTAGCTACTAAAAATATTACTATTGCTAATATTAAAATTTCAAATTGCATAATATATATATATTTATTTATAAGTTTTTAAAAAAATCTTTTATCTTGATAATAATATTTTATAAATTAAAATATTAATATTTTATATATGGTTTTTAAAAAACTTCATAAGAATAAATTTATAAATTTTATACTTATAATTTTAGTTTTAGGTATTATTTCTTATTTTTTCATAAATTATTATTTTAAAAAACAAGAAGGTTTAACTAATAAAAATAATAAATGTAAAAAAGGTTGTGAAATTCCTAAGGATAAATGTTGTTCGGGCAATCAGTTTGTAAATATGAATAATGGTTCCTCTATGGATTTTCCTGTTTGTACAAATTATTCTAATAATAGTTTAGACTATTGTCAAGTAGATTCTGATTGCAAATCTTGCAAACCTTTTGTTTGTGATGATTCTTCTAGTTGTGGACCTGACAATCATTTAGGTCCTATTACACCATGTGAAGAAACCACTCATGGATGTTGTCCCGATGGTATAACTAAGTCAAATAAAACAGGTTCTAACTGTAACAATAGTAGTAACAATAAAAATAACAAAAATAACAAAAATAACAATAATAATAATAATAATAATAATAATATAGGTGGTTGTGAAGGAACTAGATATGGATGTTGTCCTGATGGGGTTACAGCTTCTAATAATAGTGGTTCCAATTGTCCTTGTAAACCTGGTGATTTAGGATGTGATCCTTCAACATATGGTCCATCTAGTGAACCAAAAGGAAATAAATGGTCGAAAATTGGTAAAAAAGTTGGAAAAGAAATTGCTGATGGCTTTTCGTTAGATAAAACAGAAAAAAAGAATAAAAAACATCATCATCACCATCATGATCATAGTAGCGAAAATTCAAATATTTTTAATCAGTGGGGTGATGATATTAGTAATTTTGGAAATGATTTAAGACATGCTTTTGATGATGCTACTGGTTATGCCCATGGATATTAATCTACCTCATCTATTGAAGGTCCATTGTTTGTTGATTCATCTACATTAGGCATACCTCCAGGCATACCTCCAGGCATACCTTCAGGCATACCTCCATTATTTCCAGAGTAAAATTTTGACATAATTGGCATACAAACCTTTTCTACTTCTTTATACTTTTCTTCATATTCTTCTCTGGTTAAATTATTATTATTTTCTAGCCATTGTAAATTATCTGCAACTAATTTTTCTAGAGTTTCTTTTTCATCATCTTCAATTTTATCTTTCAGCTTCTCATCATTAATTGTTTGTTTAATAGAAAAGAGATAATGTTCTAATCTATTTTTACCATCTAAACTTTCTCTAAATCTTTTATCCTCTTCAGCATATCGTTCTGCATCTTCTGTCATTCGCTCAATTTCATCTTTTGAAAGATGACCAGCGTCATTTGTAATTACAACATTGCTAGTAACACCTGTGGATTTCTCCAGAGCTGTTACATTAAGAATTCCATTTGCATCAACATCAAATGATACTTCAATTTGAGGAACGCCACGTGGCATAGGAGGAATCCCAGTTAAATTAAACTCTCCTAATTTATTATTATCTTTAGTTCTTGCTCTTTCGCCTTCAAATACTTGGATTGTAACTGCTGGTTGATTATCACTATATGTTGAAAAAACCTGTTTTTTACAGGTTGGTACTGTTGAATTTCTTGGAATAATAACTGTCATTACTTCACCTGCAGTCTCCAAACCTAAAGATAAAGGAGCAACATCTAATAATAAAAGATCTGAAGTTTTCTCTGATTTAATATCACTTAGAACAGCTGCTTGAACTGCTGCTCCATATGCTACGGCTTCATCTGGATTAATAGATCTAGATAATTCTTTACCATTAAAGAAATCAGAAAGCATTGTTTGAATTTTTGGAATTCTTGTTGATCCTCCTACTAATACTACTTCATCAATATTATTTTTACTTAACTGAGAATCTTTTAAAACTTTTTCGACAGGTTCCATTGTATTTCTGAATAAATCCATACATAATTCTTCAAATCTAGCTCTTGTTAAAGATGAAAAAAAGTCTATACCTTCATATAAAGAATCTATTTCAATAGATGTTTGAGTAGAAGCTGAAAGAGTTCGTTTAGCTCTTTCACAAGCAGTTCTTAGTCTTCTTAATGCTCTTGGATTATCAGTAATATCATGTTTATGTTTTCTTTTAAATTCTTGTACAAAATGCTTTACTAATCTTGAATCAAAATCTTCACCTCCTAAGTGTGTATCACCAGCTGTTGCTTTTACTTCAAAAATACCTTCTTCAATATTTAATATAGAAACATCAAATGTTCCACCTCCCAAATCAAAAATTAAAATATTTTTTTCTTTTTCTGATTTTTTATCTAAACCATAAGCAATTGCTGCCGCAGTAGGTTCATTAATAATTCTAATTATATTTAATCCTGCAATAGCTCCTGCATCTTTTGTAGAAGCTCTTTGTGCATCATTAAAATATGCTGGGACTGTAACAACCGCATTTTTAACTTTTTTACCTAAATATGATTCAGCTATTTCTTTCATTTTTGTTAATACCATGGCTGAAATTTCTTCTGGTTGAAATTCTTTATCTTCATTTTTATGATTTACTTTAATTATTGGTTTATCATCTTTACCAATTACTTTATATGAAAATGTTTTTAAATCTGATTGAACTTGTTTATCACTAAATCGTCTTCCAATTAATCTTTTTGCATCAAATACAGTATTTAAAGGATTCATAGCAGCCTGATTTTTTGCTGCATCTCCAACCATTCTTTCAGTTTCAGTAAAACCAACATATGATGGAGTTGTTCTATTACCTTGATCATTTGCTATTATTTCAACTCTATCATTCTGCCATACACCTACACAAGAATATGTAGTTCCCAAATCAATCCCAATTGCTATTTCAGTTTCTTCGGTCATATAATTATTTATTAAATTTATGTTTAAATATTTTTAAAATAATTTATAAAATTTTAAAAATTTATTGTTTTCTTTTTTGAGTCTTATTTGGATTATTAATTTTAATTTTTAAAATTTCAGTTAATAATTTTTCTTTATTAATTTTATTAATTGAATATTTTTCATTATATAAAAAATTCTTAATTAACTCTATAATAGGTCGTTTATTAAATTTATGTTTTTTATAAACCAATAATATATCCAAATATACTGTCAAAAAACCCCATAAGTCACAATTATGACTAAAAATATTAAAGTAATATTCTTTCTCCTTAAATTTAAAATTTTCAAAATCAGTATATTTTAAAAGAACATTCTCCAAATATTTTATTATAAATTGAAATCCTTTATTATTCTCAAGTATGTCTATATCAAACTTATCTATATTATTACTTTTATAAATTAAGGGAAATAAATAATTAATTATATATACAGTATGACCACTATTAAAATAATAATTTTTAAACATGTAAATAATAAAATTTTTAATAACTAATTTATTATCTTGTTTTCTATAGGTCTTTAAAACACTTTCATATATAGTTTTAAAATTGGGATCAAATATAATACTTGAGAATGGCAAATTAAATTGAATACCACGATATTTAATTATATCAGGTATATTATTACTATTTTTTATAATTGTAGACATACCCCAATCTATAATTTTTATTCCCTCATTTAGATCTTTATTATTTATTAGTAAATTATTACTCTTAATATCATTATGTATTAATCTTAATTTATTCATTTCTATTATGGCAAATTTTAAAACATTATAGAATTTTTTATTATAAAAAATAAATCTCTTTAAAAAATCTTTTTCATTTGAAATAAAATTAAATAATTCTTCTCCTCCATAGGGTATATTTAAAATTAAAAACTTATCTAAATTTTTATTTATATTATCTTTTGTTATTCCTAAATTTATTAAAGATATACAAGTATCAAATTTATCCAAATCATCTTGTGTTAATTTATTGGGTTTACAAGAAAAAATTTTATTTATTATAAAATAATCATCATAATTTTTTATTTTTAAAATAATAGGTTTGATCTCATTATTTAATTTTTCTTCTTTTTCGACTTCACTTTTTAATGATAATTTGCTTATACCATTATATTTATTTTTACTATTTTTACATTTAAGTGACGGATAAAAAACACATCCAAAACCACCAGCTCCTATCACTTTTCCAGCAATATTATTATTCATTTATATATAAATTATATATTATTCTCTTGTAGCTAATATGACTATTATAATAATTAAAACAACTAATAATGATAAAAATATTATTTTTTCTCTCCACTTAAATTCTTCCTTTTTAACTTTTGGTTTTGGTTCATAATTTTTATAATAATTTATAATTGCATCACTATATAACATTTGAGGTTTCTCCAAATCTTTATTAATTTTATTATGTATAAAATGCATCCATTTAGTAAAAGATTCTCTTGAATCTAAATAAGGTAAAACAGGATAGGCATCTAATAGTTTAGAGAGATTTTTTCCCATTTCTTCATTAGGTATTAACATTGGTAACAAATTTATAAAGTTATAATATCTTTTTTTAACTGTTTCATTGGGTTTTAAAGGATAACATATAGTAATTGTATGTAAAACAAACCAATAGTGAGGTCCCCAAACTTCAGCATCTAAATTTTCAAAATTAATTAATTTCATTTATTATTGGATTATATTTAAATAATATAAAAACTACAATTTATATTATTTATCGATAGATGAAAAATTATAACTTTTGCAATAACTGCGGAAAATTGGGACATTTATTTCATCAATGTAAAATGCCAATTACTTCGATAGGAATAATAGCATTTAGAATTAACGATGAAAACCAAATAGAATATTTACTAATTAGACGAAAAGATAGTTTAGGTTTTGTAGATTTTTTAAGAGGAAAATATTTACCTAATAATAAAGAATATATAATTAGTTTATTGAATAAAATGACAATTTATGAAAAAGAATTTATATTAAATGCAGAATTTTCTGAATTATGGAATCATTTATGGGGAGAGAATGTTGGAATACAATATAGGAGTGAAGAAAAAAATTCACTAGAAAAATTTAATCAATTAAAAACTGGAATTGAATTGGAAAATTCAGAAAAATATAATTTAAAAGATTTAATTGAAGAAAGCAATAATGAATTTTATAATTATTTAGAACCTGAATGGGGTTTTCCAAAAGGAAGAAGAAATTATCAAGAAAAGGATATAACTTGTGCATTAAGAGAATTTGAGGAAGAAACTGGTTTTGATAAAAGTGATCTAAATATTATTCAAAATATATTACCAATTGAAGAAATTTATACTGGTTCTAATTTTAAATCTTATAAACATAAATATTTTATTGCTAATATTTCCAATAATTCTTTTCCTAAGTCAAATTTTCAAGAATCTGAAGTAAGTAGAATAGATTGGAAAAAATATAATGATACCATTAATCATATAAGAAAATATAATTTAGAAAAAATAGATTTAATTAAACAAGTTAATAAAATATTAGAAAGATATAACTTATATTCATAATATATAAGATGGTTACTAAAAGATCTAATAGAAAAAAAGTTATTTCAACCCAAAAAAAAAATTATAATGGAGGATCTACGCCAAATGCATCTCAAAAAATTTCTATAGAAAGTGGATCATCATTAAGTTCTAACAGTTCTAATAGTTCTAATAGTTCTAATAGTTCTAATAGTTCTAATAGTTCTAATAGTTCTAATAATTCCAAATCTGATAATGAAGAATCCTTAAATTTATCTGAATTATCTAGTGTAGAGTCTTCTCCTAATCAAAGTGTTGAGAGTAAACCTACTTTGGCTGAATCTTTAACTAAAGATTTATCTAAACTTAGTAAGTCAATTGGTGATTCTGTTCAATCTATGATTTCTGGTAAGCCCAAAGAGGAAGATGCTGAAGATTCTAAACCTATTGAAGATTCTAAACCTATTGAAGATTCTAAACCTATTGAAGATTCTAAAGCTATTGAAGAATCTAAACCTGTTGAAAAAGAAACAATACAATCACAGCCAAAAAAAACATTATCTAAATTTGGAGAAACACTAAATCCAAAAATTTTTATAACTCCAAAAAAAAAATCTTTAAAAGAAAGCGTAAAAGAAGATGAAGAAAATCCTTTAAAAAAACTATATCAAGATATTGATAAATCTAGCGATAAAAAGAAAAGTTTTAATGAATTTTTAGAAAAAAAAGAATTGATGAATAGAGAGGAACTTATATCTAATAAGGACTATCAATTTTTATATCCATCTTTAGATGACCCTAATTTCAATATTAAAATCGCTGAAAGAAAAGAATTTTATGATACAAAAACTAATATTCAAATTAAAGATGTAAAAGAAGAAGCTGATAAAATTTGTAACATAGTTCCTGAGCTAAATCCTCACCAACAATTCGTTAGAAATTTTTTATCTTTTTCAACACCATACAATAGTCTTTTATTATATCATGGTTTAGGAACAGGAAAAACTTGCGCTGCAATTTCTGTAGCTGAAGAACAAAGAGATTACTTAAAACAGTTAAATTTAAATCAAAGAATCATAGTTGTAGCTTCACCTAATGTACAGGAAAATTTTAAATTACAATTATTTGATGAAAGAAAATTAGAGCTTATTGATGGGTTATGGAATATAAAAAGTTGTTTAGGAAATAAATTTATAAAAGAAATTAATCCAACTAATTTAATTGGATTATCAAAAGATCAAGTAATAAAACAAATTAAAAATTTAATTAATAACTATTATCTATTTTTAGGATATATTGAATTTGCTAATTTTATACAAAAAAAATCTAATTTACCAGGTGATCCTAATCCAAAAAAAATTGCTAGATCTTTAAAGAAATTTTTTAATAATAGATTAATTATTATTGATGAAGTTCATAATATTAGAATTAGTGATGATAATCAAAATAAAAGAGTGGCTCAAGAATTATTTAAATTAGTCACTATGGTAGATACTCTTCGTTTATTACTATTATCAGCAACACCTTTATATAATTCTTATAAAGAAATAATTTGGTTAGTAAATTTAATGAATTTAAATGATAGACGTTCTCAAATTAGAGTAAAAGATGTATTCGATAGTCAAGGAAATTTTTTAGAAAAAGATGGTGAAGAAATTGGAAAAGATTTATTAATAAGAAAAGCTACTGGTTATGTTTCATATATAATTGGAGAGAATCCATATAGTTTTCCATATAAAATATGGCCTATGCAATTCTCTCCAAAAAATTCTTTTATGGGAGATGATCAAACTATAAAAGACTATCCTACTATTCAATTAAATGAAAAAAAAATTGTGCAACCTTTAGAATATTTAGATGTATATAAAGAAAATATAGGTGAATATCAAAATAAAGTTTATGAATATATTATCTCTCAACTTAAAAATCAAGTTGAAAGCAATCAACAACTACCTAATTTTGATAATATGGAAAGTTTTGGTTATATTGCATTACAAAAACCTCTAGAATCTTTAAATATGACTTATCCTTTAAAAGCATTAGATGAATATATATCTAATGATGATTTATCATTAGATAGTAAAGAATTAGTAGGTAAAAGTGGGTTAAGTAGAATTATGAAATATACATTATCTACCTCTCCACCATCCAGATCAAATTTTTCTTATAAAGATCTTGAATTTGGAAGAATATTCTCTCCTGACGAAATAGGTAAATATAGTCAAAAAATTAAACAAATATGTAATGCAATAAAAAATTCTACTGGTATTGTACTTATCTATTCTCAATATATAGATGGAGGAGTATTACCGGTAGCTTTAGCTCTTGAAGAAATGGGATTCTCAAGATATGGAAATACTCCATCATTATTTTCTGATGGTTCTATTGAACGAATAGATGCAAATCAATACTTACCTGAAAAAGAAATTGATAAAAAAGATTTTAATCCTGCTCAATATATTATGATAACTGGAGATAAATATTTATCTCCTGATTCAACAAATGATATTAAAGCTGCCACTTCTATTGAAAATAAAAATGGTGAAAAAATTAAAGTTATATTAATCTCTCAAGCTGGAAGTGAGGGTATTGATTTTAAATTTATACGACAAGTCCATATATTAGAACCTTGGTACAATATGAATCGAATTGAGCAAATTATAGGAAGAGGTGTTAGAAATTGTAGTCATAAAGATTTACCTTTTATTGAAAGAAATGTTGAAATTTTTTTACATTGTACACTTTTACCTAATAAAAATGAAGCAGTCGATTTGTATGTTTATAGATTAGCTGAATTTAAAGCTGTTCAAATAGGTTCTGTGAACAGACTTTTAAAAGAAATAAGTGTTGATTGTATATTAAATATCAGTCAAAATAATTTTAATGCAGATGTTTTAAATCAAATAGTCAAACAAAAATTATCTAATGGAAATTTAATTGACTATCAAGTAGGTAATAAACCTTATACAGCTATTTGCGATTATAAAGAAAGTTGTTCATATATTTGTAAACCTGATAGTAAAATTAATAAAGATGATTTAAATACTTCAACTTATAGTGAATCTTTTATAATAATGAATAATGATAGAATTATTGAGAGAATTAAAAATTTAATGAAAGACAAGTACTTTTATTATAAAGATGATCTTATTAAAAAAATCAATTTATATAAAGAATATCCCATTGAACAGATTGATTATGCTTTAACCCAATTAGTAAATGAAAAAAATGAGTTTATTGTTGATAAGTTAAATAGATTAGGACATCTAATAAATATAGAAGATTTATATGTATTTCAACCTATAGAATTAACTAATGAAAATATTTCAATTTATGATAGAAATAGGCCAATTTCTTATAAAAGAGATCAAATTTATTTGGAATCTAAAAGTTTAAATAATTTATTAACTTTAAAAGATGATAAGATTAGCAATGAACCTACTGCTAAAATATCTGATGAAAAATTAGAAAAATTAGAAGATTCTGAAGCTAATAAAATTATTACTCATTTAAAAAAATTATATGATACCTCCACTCAAGATCAATTAGTATTGAGAGGAGAAAAAAATTTTTATAAATATTATTCATTAGTTTATAATGAACTATCAAAAACTATATCTAAAGATTTGTTAGACGATTTTCTTATTGCTCATTTATTAGAAATGTTATCCTATGATGATAGTTTAATATTGGTTAATTATTTATTTTATTTAAGTTTAAATGATTTTGAAAAAAAACTAAAAAAATATTACGAATCACAAATACTGACAAATGGCAAAATTTCTGGTTTATTAATAACTGATAAAGATAAACAAAAATTAATTATTAAAAATGCTAGATTTTTTACTTTGGCAGAAAGTGAAGATTATGTGGATTTACAACAACCAATTAAGTCATTAATAATTAAAATTGAAGATTTTAATAATATTGTAGGCTTTATTGGAGACTTTAAGAATGATTATAATATATTTAAAGTAAAATTTTTAAATAAGAAACGACACAAAGGTGCTAGATGTGATCAGTCTTCTAAAAAAGAAGCGATTGAGGTTTTAAATAAAATTTTAGAAAATGAAACATTTACATCAGCTAATACATCAAGTATGAATCAAATTCAAATCTGTATATATCAAGAAATGTATTTAAGATATTTTGATTATCTAAAGAAAAATAATAAACATTGGTTTCTTACTCCAAGTCAAGCAATTGTAAATAATATTGAAAAAATATCTAATATTTAACCATTTTAATTTTATTTTTTTTTAAATATTTGTCAAAAAAAGTTATAAAAATTTTGTGAAATATAAAAAATATTAACAAGGTTATTAATAACATTATAACAAAATCTCTTATCATAAAAGGAATTCCTAATGGATTATTAAAATAATTTCTTGTAAAATTATCATTAATATCAATATCTTTTTTATCTATATTGACTGCTCCTTTTAAATTTTCATCAAAATCATTATTAAATATTATTTTTTTATTAGTTTCATTAAAATATTTATTCATTATATTATTATCTATTTTTTTATTTTTTCTTGTATTTAATTAAAATTGAAAAAAAATAAAGAAACTTTCTATATATATATATGGCTTCTTTGAGTACTACTGAAAAAAAAAATCTTCCAACCAAAAAAAAAATAATATCAAATGATATATTTGTATCTTCAATTATTTCAAAAAGAATAACTATTAATTTTAATCAAGTTGATCAAAATATTAAACAAAATTTACTTAAAAAATTACAATTTGATTTTGAAGGAAAATGTAATATTGAGGGTTTTATTAAAAATAATAGTATTTCTATTATTAGTTATTCATGTGGAGTTTTAAAAGGAGAATCTATCTCATTTGATGTAATTTTTGAATGTCAAGTTTGTTTTCCTGTAGAGGGAATGATTATAACTTGTAAGGTTAAAGATATTACTAAAGCTGGTATTAGAGCTTTATTACCTAATGAAGATAAAACACTAATGATCTTTATTGCAAGAGATCATCATTATAATTCTCAAAAATTCTCTCAAATTAATGTAGATGATGAAATTAAAGTTAAGGTTTTAGGGCAACGATTTGAACTGAATGATCCTTTTATTTCAGTTATAGCTGAATTATACGAATCAAAAGATTTAATTGATAAAAGTAAATCTAAAACTAAAGGAAAACCAAAATTAGTATTAAAATCTAAAAAATAAATTTACTTAAATATATTTTTATATTTAAAAATAATGGACATTCAAGATTTAAATAAATTAAAAACTAAAATTGAATTATTAGATAAAAAAGATCAAATTAATGTATTACAAGTATTTAAAAAACATAATAATATTTTACTTAACGAAAATTCTAATGGTACATTTATTAATATAACTGATATTGATAAACTATTATATGATGAGTTATTAAAATACATTTCTTATATTGAAATGCAAAAACAATATATTAACAAAGATGAAGAGAAAAAAAATATGTTAGAAGAAACTTATTTTAAACTTCAATAATTTTTTTTAAATAACTTATTAAAAATAAATTTTTTAATAATTTAATGATAAAAATTCCAGAATTTATTGAGGCACGTAACATTTCTGTCGATCCTTTATCTTTTAATATTCCTAAACTAATTATACAAACTTATAAAAATAACCTTATTCATAAAAAAATTTTTGAAAATATTAACTATATATTAAATTTAAATCCTGAATATAGTTACCGTTTAATTACCGATGAAATTGGTAGATCTTTAATTATAAAAAATTTTAATAAAGATATTTTAGATGCATTTGATAAATTAGAGATTGGATCAGCAAAAGGTGATTTTTTAAGATATATTGCTATTTATTTATATGGAGGAATTTATTTAGATTTAGATAGTTCAATATCTGATAAGATTGATAAATTTATTGACCATAAATTAGATCACTATTTGATTTGGGATAATCTATCTAATTTTATTAATACTCCTTTAATATCAAAACCTTATAATCCTATTATTTTTAAACTCATTAATGAAGTAGCTAAAAGAATAAATAATTATGAACAAAATATATTTTTAGCAACTGGACCAACTGTATTTACAGATATAATTTATCAAGATATAACTAACATATTTGTATATGATACAAAATCTAATGTTTCTATCAGTGAGAGAAATGATTTATGGATTAAAAATAAAATTTATAAAAATGGTATAATTCAACATCAAAGCTATTTTCCTTTTAAATTTTATATGGATAATTATGATGAAAGTTATTTATATCCAAATAATGATAAATATATTTGCACATTTAATGAACCTACACCATTTTTATATAAACATATACACATAGGTAGTAGTAATGAAAATACAAAAATAATAAAATTAAATAAAGAATATAGACCCGATACTAAGTTAATTTTTTTACATAAATATCCTGATAAATTTATATACTCTTTCCAAGATAATTTTTTACATATTAAAAGAATTGACGAAGATACTGGATGGGGACAAGATTTAATAGGTTACCTATAAATTAACTTAAATTACAATTTAGAAATAAATTAATAATAAAATTTATCATAATGTTAAATTTAGAACCTTTTATGTTAACAAAAAATAATTTAAATAAATATTATTTTTTGTCTGAAGAATCTTTTAAAAATCTAAATTATAAACCAGATAAAGTTAAAATTAATAACAAAAAAATGTTGAATGAAAATAACTTTACTATTGATAAAGAAGATAAACTATTTTGGAGTTTTTATATTTTTTTAAATGGGTATGATGAATACTATTTGATAAAAAATTTTTTTATTACAGAAAAAAATATTAAGATTGATAATATTATTAAAATAAGAGAAAATAAAGATATACTAAAATCTCATAAGATAGTTAAATCAGTTATTGAAAATGAATTGGCTAATGAAAAAAAAATTTCAATTCTTACATTGAATGCATTAGCTCTAATTTATAAATTAAATATATTATATATAAAAAATAGATTTATATATGTAATGAATTATAGTGAGGTTCCTTTAAAAGAATGTAAAAATATTATAGAAGAAAAAAAAGATAAACAAATTTATTTAATTAATTTGGAACCTGAAATTATTGATCAAGTATTAAATAATTATTATATTATTGATAACATTAATAAACCATTTAATGCAATTAGTTATTATAAAATTCAGGATTTAATTAATATAGCTAAAAAATTAAATTTAGATATTCAAAATAAGAAAAAAGTTGATTTATATACTGAAATTAATAATTTATTAATTTAATTTAATAAAATTGAAAAACATATTACAATATAAATATAATAACAAAATATATATATGTCGCAAACTTATAAAAAAAAATCTCCCAGTGTTGAAAAAAAAGAAACATCTGAAAAAATTGATATTTTACTAGATACTTATTTAGAAAATATTTTTAAATTATCTGAATCTAAAAATCTTGAGCTTGAGATTAGATTTGGAACTCGTAATATTTATCCTATTACAAAAATTGATTATATAAATGTAATTAAAACCTTGATTGGTCAAGGTTTTGAAATTTTGAGAGATGATCTATATCTTTTAAGAATTCAAAATGAATTATTAGATGAAAAGACGGGCCGCAACAAAATTGGAAATATTAGAACTGAGGTAGAAGGTTTATATAATATTGAAGACTATTGTAAAAAAAATAATATTTTGTCATTATTGGCTAATGGTCACGTATCATTTACACAAAAATCTTATTTGTCTAATAAAGATGACATTTTATATCCAGTCAATCAAGATGATTTTAATTTTAGAATGTCATTACAAATAGAAAATAATTTATCTGAATCTTCAGAAGATGTGCAAAGAATAATTACATCTTGGAATGATAATAAAAAAGTATTTAGATTTTTAAAAAGAGCTAGATTAGTTCATAAAGATTTACCAGTTTTTGTAGATTTAAGTATTGTTAAAACTTCAAAAAAAAATAAACAATATTATGTACCTGAATTTGATTTTAAAAGTGCTGATGTTTTAAATCAAAATGAACATTTTGAAATTGAATTAGAAGTTGATAATCAAAAAATTGCTGATGTTCCTATTTTTCAAAATAAAACTGAATTATTAGCAAGTATTAAAAAAGCTATAAAATTTGTTTTATGTGGCCTACAACAATCAAATTATCCTATTTCTTATTTAGAACAAGATAAAGTAATTCATGAATATTTAAAAATTATTAAAGATGCTGATTATAAAGAATCTTTTATACCTAATCCTAAAGATTTTATTGGACCATCTAGTTTAACCTTACAGATGCAGAATATTATTAGTTTAGATGTAAAACAAGATAGTGATTCTATAATACCTAATATTAGAAAAGGATATACTGTTACTGATAAAGCTGATGGTCTTAGAAAACTTTTATTTATTAATCAAACTGGTTTGATATATTTCATAAATACTAATCTTAAGATTGAATTTACTGGCTATTTTAGTGAACAATCTGATTTATTTAATACTATCCTTGATGGAGAACATATTACAAAAAATAAAAAAGGGGAAGATATTAATTTATTTGCATCATTTGATATTTACTTTTTAAATAATAAAAATATTACTCTTTTAGGATTTATATCTCCTGAAGGTAGTGAAAAAACTACACAAAGTCGTTTATCTATTTTAACATCTCTTATTAAAAAATTAAAATTTTCATCTCGATTTAAACAAACTGTACCTTTAAGAATTGAACCTAAAAAATTTTATACTGAAACTCCTTCTCAATCAATTTTTAAAGCATGTAACATTATTCTCTCTAATATTAATGAAGGACTTTCTGAATATGAAACAGATGGTTTAATATTTACTCCCAAATTTATGGCTGTTGGTCAAGATAAAATTGGACTACCAGCTCCTAAGTTTAAAACTACTTGGATTCATTCATTTAAATGGAAACCTCCTGAATTTAATACTATTGATTTCTTAGTTACTATTAATAAAGATTCATTGGGTCAACCTATAATCAAAAATATATTTCAAAGTGGATTAGATACAAAAAAAGATGCACAATTATCAACTTATCAAACAGTTACATTGAGAGTAGGTTTTGATGAAAAAAAACATGGATATATTAATCCTTGCGAAAGTATTATTAATGATCAATTACCAAAAGATCGAGAAATTGAAAATACTGATCCTTATAAACCTGTTCAATTTTATCCTACAAATCCAACAGATAATAATGCCGGAATCTGTAATATTATGTTACAAAAAGATAAACTAGATGAATTTAAAATGTTTACTGAAGAAAATGAAGTTATTGAAGATTTTACTATCGTTGAATTTAGATATGATTTAAATAGAGAAGATTTTTGGAAATGGGTACCACTAAGAATTAGAACTGATAAGACTGCAGAATTAAGAGCTGGTCAAAAAAATTATGGAAATGCTTATCACGTTGCAAATAGTAATTGGCATTCAATACACAATCCAATTAGTGAAGAAATTATTACTTCTGGAGAAAATATACCTTTCCAAATTGGAGACGATGATATTTATTATAATAAATTTAAAGGTCAAAAAAATCTTACTAGAGGTCTTAGAGATTTTCATAATTTATTTGTTAAAAATTTACTTATTAAAGCTGTATCTGTTCCCGGCAATACATTAATTGATTTTGCTGTTGGAAAAGGTGGAGATTTACCAAAATGGATTGGATCTAAATTATCTTTTGTATTAGGAATTGATATTTCAAGAGATAACATTGAAAATCGTTTAGATGGAGCGTGTGCAAGATATCTTAATTATTATAAAAATTTTCAACAAATGCCCTCTGCATTATTTGTACAAGGTAATAGTACTGTAAATATTAAAAATGGTGATGCTCTTATCACCGAAAAAGGTAAACAAATTGTTAAAAGTATTTTTGGAGAAGGACCTAAAGATGCAAAACAATTAGGTCAAGGAGTATATAAAAATTATGGCATAGCTAAGAGTGGCTTTAATATTAGTTCTATACAATTTGCAATTCATTATGTTTTTGAAAGTATATTAACATTAAATAATTTTATTAAAAATGTTGCTCAATGTACACAATTGAATGGCTATTTTATTGGAACTAGTTACGATGGAAATACAGTATTTAAAGAATTAAAATCTAAAAAAATTGGTGAGAGTTTATCTATATTTGAAGATGAAACTAAAATTTGGGAAGTTACTAAACAATATGATAATTCTGAATTTGAAAATAATAGTAATTGTCTTGGATTAGCCATTGATGTTTTTCAAGCTTCAATTAATAAAACATTTAGAGAGTATCTTGTTAATTATGATTATTTGGAAAGATTACTTGAAAATTATGGTTTTGTACCTATTTCTAATGAACAAGCTAAAGATTTTAATTTACCCTCTTCTGTCGGTTTATTTAGTCAACTATATTTTCAAATGAATAATGATATTAAAAGAGATAAACGTCTTAAAAATGCTTTTGGTCAAGCTCCTAATATGACTGATAAGGAAAGACAAATTTCATTTTTAAATAAATATTTTGTTTTTAAAAAGGTTAGACAAGTTGATATTGAAGCTGTTTACACAGAATTAATTAATAAATCTCCTGATGATGATATTTTAGATATTGAACAAACTATCGCCGCTCAAAAAGAATTGGAACAACAAGAATTAAAAACTGAAACATTAAAATCCATTTCTGAGAAAAAATCCACTACAAAACCTACAACAGAAACTGATGTTAAAAAGGAAACATTAACTATTAAACCTTCTAAAAAAGTATCTATCTCTAAAAAACCTAAAAGTGCTGAAAAAACTGAACTAATAGAAGATCTTACTATTAAAGAAAAAACTATTAAAACACCTACTGAACCCCCTACTGAACCACCTACCGAACCTTCTAAACAAATTGAAGAAATTAGTGTTAAAGAAGAATTAACTCCTAATATCTCAACAACAATTGAAGAAGTTAAGACTACAAAACCAAAAACTAAAACTAAAATTACAATTAAAACTAAAAAAGCTCAATAAATAAAAAAGTATATTTAATTAAAATCAATTAAATATACTTATACAATATAATATAGTTATGACCTTTTTTTTATTACCAAAATTATATAATAAAATTAATACTGATATCATTAATTTAACTTTTGATGATGAAGTTGAAAATGTTGATTATTTAAGTAAATCTCTAAAATTTTATTTAAATTCTATGAAAAAAAAAATAGATGACATAATTTTAGATTGGGACATATATAAAAAATATACTAATCCATTTGAATACATTCATTCTATAATATCTCCTCAACAAAAAATTAGTATATCTAAATTAAAACCTTTATCCAGATCCTTTTATAAAATGATCGAACTATATAATTTATTTAATTTTTCTGAAGATTATATGCAAGAAATAAAATCTTTTCATCTTGCTGAAGGTCCTGGTGGTTTTATAGAAGCTTTTATTTTTATTCGAAAAAATCCAAAAGATATTCATTATGGAATGACTTTAATTAGTGAAGATCAAAATATTCCTTCATGGAAAAAAAGTAAATTATTCTTACAAAAACATAATAACATTAAAATAGAATATGGAAAAGATAATACAGGTGATTTGCTTTCAAAAGAAAATTTATTATATTGTTTAGAAAAATACAATAATTCTATAGATATAGTTACTGGTGATGGAGGATTTGATTTTTCCGTTGACTTTAATAAACAAGAAGAATTTTCTATTTATTTAATATTTGCACAGATTGCTTTTGCTTTAGCTATTCAAAAAGAAAATGGTTCTTTCATTATTAAGATGTTTGATTTATTTACTTCTGCTAGTTTAGATCTTTTATATTTGTTATGTTCTTGTTATGAAAAAGTTTATATTGTAAAACCTAATACTAGTAGATTTGCTAATTCTGAAAAATATATAGTTTGTAAAAACTTTAAATTAAATAATTCTAAAAATATTGTATTAAAATTAGCTGAATTTTATGAAGCTATCAATAATGAAAAACCTATAAAAAGATTTTTAAATATTGAAATTCCTTATCTATTTAAAAATAGGGTTGAAGAGTTAAATGCTATTTTTGGACAACAGCAAATTGAAAATATTAATTTAACATTCAATATAATTGAAAGTAAAAATACAGATAAATTAGAATTATATAAAAGAAATAATATTAATAAATGTATAGTTTGGTGTCAAAAATTTAATATTCCTTGTAATAAACACCTTTTAATTCCTAATAATACTGATGAAGAACAAATGATTCCTACTTTAACCTAATTGATTTTTACTAAAATTTACAAAATTATCAAATTGTTTACGCTTTAAATTACCAAATCCATTATTAACAATATTTTCATAAGTGTTATTTAGTAAATCTATCATACCTTTTTCTTTTATAATATTTGGTATATCTTCTAATTTACCACTACCCAAATAATCTGCTCCATTATGGAAAAATACTGCCAAACAATTATGATTATCTTTTATCTCTCCACATTGAAAATTCATAGGTAAAGCATTTTGTAATTCTTCCTTTGTACATTTTTTAAATAAAAATAAATCTATTTCATCATTTTCTGTTAAAAATATGTAAGCTCCATTTTCCATATTTTTATATATTTAAATAAATCTTATTTATTTAAATATAATTATTATATTGTTTATATAAATGAAGTACATATTTTATATAAGAAAAAATACACAATTTGCTTCTATTAGTTCAGGTAATTTTTGTCATCTTTTTTGGGGACATTTTTGTGCAACATTTACTTTATTAAGAAATTATTTTGAAGAATTAGATAAATCAAATTCATATGATAACATATTTAATAAAGATATACAATTAATATTTGAGTGGAAACCAAATGGATATTTGTTATTAGAGGGTCTTTATAAAATATTCTACAAAAATAAAATTTTATTTTTAGCACCAAATAATATTCTTAATAACACCGCTATTACACTTAATTTTGATGATAATAAATATGAATATACTCGAGGTTTAATACGTGGTTATAATTTTTTAAAATATATTAATTCTGGTTCTGAAATTCTACGTAAAAGATATCAAAAGAATAATGATAAATGCCTTGTTTATAATACAAGAAGTAAAGGGAGACGTGCAATAAATGATGATGGTATTATAAATATTCTTAGAAAATTTTGTGAGGAAAAAAAATATATATTTAAACTTATTGACACTGGGCGTTTATCATACGAAGAACAATTATCTATTATGTCTAATACAGATATATATATATATTATCACGGAGCAGCAGGTGTATTTAAATCATTACTTCGAGATGATGCATTAATTATAGAATTTCAACCAGGTAATAGTTGGCATACAGGATTTCTACTTGTTGAAGATTACCAAAGAAGTACTCATATTTTAACTACTACTAATCAATTACAATCTGAAGTTGGAAGTTTACCTAACTTAAAACCAGATATTAATTATCCTGATACAATTCCTCTTTTTGAATTATCTAATTCAAAAAATATTTGGAGTAATAATAGAGAAATTTCGAGAAAAATTAATTTTGACAGAATTTTACAAATTTTAAATTTTGCAACAAATAATAATGAACTATCTAAGAGATTAAATATTATTAACTATAGTAATTCTGTTCATTGGTTAAAAGATATATATAATGGTATAGGTTTTCATTGTATTGAAGAAGATTAATGATTGTTCCATCTCCTTTTTCCATTATTAATTTTATAAAACTGATTATGCTATTATCTTATTTTAAAAACATTTATTTTTATAAGACCATAATTACATATTTTAAAAATGAGACCATTATGGTTTGGTAAATTTTTAAAATAATAAATCTAAAAAAAAATATTTTTCAATTCTCCAATCGAATTTTGAAAATTGGACAAACTTTTCTTGTCCATTTTTTAAAAATCCCTTTAAAAATTTCTTAAAAAAACTTATTTTTTCATTTTAGACCTTAATGGTCTTATTTCTATATTTAAAATTTTAAAAGTGTTACCATAAAATTTTTATATATTTTTTAAAAACTATTTAGGCATTTTTTTATGTAGTCTAAATATACTACAAATGGCAACAAAAAACTTGCAAAAAAATGCAAAGAAATTTGTCTGCGAAAAATGTGACTTCATTTCGTTTAATAAAAATAATTTTGATAAACATCTTGAGACCAAAAAACACAAAAATAATGAAATGCTACAAAATACTACAAAAATCTTGCAAAAAAGTGCAAAAAAATATATTTGTGAATGTGGAAAAGAATATTCGCATCATTCAAGTCTATATAAACATAAAAAAACGTGTAAAAAAGATGAAATTATAATAACAGATAATAATGAAGATGAAGAAATTGATTATAAAAAAATGTTGAAAACAGCAATGGAAGAGAATGCCAAATTAATTGGACATATTGGAGAATTGATTCCAAAAGTAGGAAATGGAAATACAAATATTAATAATAATCAAAAAATTAATATAAATATATTTTTAAATGAAGAGTGCAAAGATGCTTTATCAATAGATCAATTTATAGATAAAATTAAAGTTAGTATGGACAATTTATTATTAACAAAAGATAAAGGAATAAATGAAGGAGTAGCAGATATTTTTATAGAAAATATGAATAAATTATCCATCAAGGAGAGACCAATGCATTGTACAGATCCCAAAAGAGAGGTTTTGTATATTAAAAATGATGGTTGGGAAAAAGACATAAATAATGATGGTTTAAAGGAAGCTTTAAAGAAAATAAGCTATAAACAAAGTAAAAGTTTAGATAAATGGACAGAAGCTCATCCAAATTATTTAAATAATGAAAAAGAAAGAGAAGAATATATTCAATTAATTAATTCTGCAACCGATGAATTAGATCTTAAAGAAAATAAAACTATTAAAAAAATATGTAATAATATTCATTTGAAAAATTAAATAATTATATAAAATATATAAAAATAAATTTAAATATATTTTATATGCCTTTTATTTTACCAACTTTGATGTTATTAGAAAGAGCTCCCTTAATTCAAAGTAATCTTTCAAGAAGAGTAAAATTTTTAAAAAATATTTTTTATTTTAGAGTTTCTTCTTATTTTTCTTTTTTCTTAATTAATCAAATAACTTTTTTACTATAATAATTAGTATTAAAATTTTTAATTTTAAAAAAAATTGAAATGCTTTTCTCAGGATTAATAGAGAGTGTGAAAGGATGCAAAATAAGAGTGAGCTCAGCATTCGTGAACGAAAACAAAGTGTTAATAATCATAAAGTAGATAGAAAGAAAATGAAGCAACAGGAGAGATTCAATTTAAAGAAGAATGATCCTATTAAGTTTCAAAAAATTGCAAATAGTCGTCGTGGTGGAGTATCGAGGTGGAGAGATTAAGTTAATTAATTCTCTCAAAAAATTTTATTTTTTTGGCATAATTACTATATGATAAATAAAGTATAGTAATTAAAATTAATTTATTGAATGAATAATTAATGCTACATTTTCGTGATGATAACCACACATACCAGTTGGTGTTCCATTCATTCCAATCCATTCATAATCTACTTTATTTTCAGTGATAAATTCATAAAATGCTTTGAGTTCTCCTGTATCTCCGTCAAAACCAGGATAATTTACTAATTCATCAAATACAATAATACAATCTTTATCAATATAATCCTTTAAATTATTTAAAATACATTTTGTAGAACTATATAAGTCGGCATCTATATGAATGAAAGAAACTTTTTTATTTTGATTTTTTATAAAATTAGGTAATGTATTATCAAACCATCCTTTAATTAATTCTACATTGTTATTTACATTTGGTAATTTACCATTTCTATTAAATGCACCTTTCCCAAAACCATCCCTCCATTTTTCAGGCAATCCTTCAAAACTATCAAATCCATAAACTTTATCATTTGTAAATTTTGAAATATAATTAATTGTTCTCCCACTTGCTACTCCAAATTCTAACCATAATGTATTAGGTTTATGTTGTAATTTTAAATTTTCAAATACATATTTAAGTGGAATATGTATTAACATTTGGAATATTTTGAATTATACTTAACATCTATTATAATAATATTCAATATTTTTTTCATTGATGAATTAAATTATTATAAAATCGGGATTTTCTCTCAAAAAAATTTAAATTTTTTTTATCAATTATGCTAAATAAAATTTATTTTTAGAGTATAAATAAATATACATATAAAATATCATGATGTATCCTTACCAAATGGATGGAATGGAAGATTTTGGAAATGTTTTAAAAAAAAGTGGAGAGAATATAAATAATGAATTTAAAAAGATAGAAATTACAGTTGCAGGAAAAAAGAGATCATTAGAAATGAAAAATAATTGGATAGTACAAAAGAAATTAAAAATAAAAGATGATAAAGAAACACTTGAAATTTTAGAAAATTTAAATAAAAGATTAAAAATTACTTAAGCATTTTTGCAAAAAATCCCGTAGTTTTATTTTTAACTTTTCTTTCTTTACAAGCTCTAACTCCAAATATAAATTTAACAAAGTCGAATTTATTTCCATATTGTTTCTTTTTATGAATAACAAAAGTAGAAAAACCAATAGTAAGTACAACTACAACCGCAAATGCTAAGTATGTACTAATTGAATCTAAATTTTTAATTAAAGATGAATAATGTTGATCATCTTGTTTATTATTATCTTTAATTTTTGAATTATAATATTTCATGTAGATATGTAAAACATATATAGTTAAGATTAAAAAGAATACAATAACAGTATATCTAACTGTCATTTTAGTAAAAACAATTAAAAATAAGTAAATTAAAAATGCATTTCTAAAATGTACTAAAGGTGGGTTACTTCCATCATCAAGAAAAGAACTAGTAAATAAAACAACAATAAAATAGGTAAATTGTCTAGCCCAAACATTATTTTGTAATAGATCTTGTAATGGACACCCTAATAATTTAAAGCCAACACTACCCATTAATGCTAAAAATACAAGAAAAATACTGTCTATTGGTCCTTTTAATGTTGTATTCATTTGTAAATATATATATATTTACAAAAAAATTAACAACCAGCGCAATCGGATGCAAATACACATTGATCAGGACCAATTCCTGGTCTTTGACAACCATACTCATTATTTCCAGTTAGAACGCAACCTTCTTTACATACAGGAGAGAACCAAGTGAAAGGATTATACCATGTATAATAGTATAAGGGAGGAGGAGGTGGAGGTGGATAATAATAACTACTTACATAGTAAGGTGGGGGAGGTCTATATCTATAACCCCAATTGTTTCCATACCATGTTCTTTGAGGATAATGTAAATGTCTTCGTCTTCTAAGAGGTCTTCTATTTCTGTGACCTCTAAAATTTTCTACAAAAAAATCTTGTTGTTCTTTTAAAAGTGAATTATTTTCTTTATAAAAATCGATATGCTGTATATCTTCTAATTGTTTAGGATGTAAATTGTGAAAATTTATGCGAGCATATTTATTTTTATTAATTAAAAATATTATAAAAAAAATACCAAATACTGATATAAAAGCTAAAAATAATAACCATATTATTTTCTTTAAATCATATTTATATTTCATATATATAATTATATTATAATAATTTATTCAGCATTCTTAACAATAGACATTAAACAATTACCACTTTCGACAATGCTATCATAACCCTGTTGAATTTCAGTAATAATGGTTTCTAGTTTTTGAACTTCTTGTTCAGATTCAGAAATTTGAATTTCAGTAGAATTTAATGTCTCTTGTTGTTCTAAAATAATAGCTTTAATTTCAACAGATTGTTCTTTTTTTGTTTCAATTTCTTTTATTAATGATTCTTTTTTTTTACTAAATGCTTCTAATTTCTCGGAAATAATTTCTAAAATATTCTCTCTTTTTGAAGGGATACTGGTGGAAGGCATTATATTAAAATAAAATAATTAATTAGAGAAATTTAAACGTTAAAGTTAATCTTTTACGAAATATGTTAGAGATATATTTTAAAAATATAAAAAATAATAAATTATTTATAATTTCAAAAGCATAAATATCTTTATTTTTTAACTTAATTATTTTAAAATTTAAAAAGTCATTCCAAGTTTTTTCTCCTCTTAATGGAATTATTATGGTAAGGAATTCTGATATTAAATTAGTTAACAGAGAAGAATTTAAATTTCTATTTAAACTAGTTTCTTCTTTTGTCCAAAATAAATTTTCCTTAGATCTATATTTTTTAAATTTAGGATTAGCAGAAGTATGAATATCAATATGCCAAGTAGATTTTTCTTTTGACATTTTAATAGCTCCTTTTTTACTAATAAGATAAGCCGCAGTACTTCCACATAATGGATGAATACAATATGTATTATAAGTAGGAAAAGGAGCATCACTATGTAACTGAATAATATCCCAATCTTTATCTAAAATTTGGATATCATTTATTGTATTTTTTAATTTATTTTGAAATAACTCTTTATCAAATTTTGGGAAAGCATCATCTTCCATAATTAAAGTTATTTCTGAATCTAAATTAGTAATATGTAAAGATAATAGAATATGGGATAAACTACAGCCTAGAATAGAATTAGGACAATAATTTAAAGCTTGAGGATTAATCATTTTCTTATATTCTAAGTGTTCATTTTGGATTGCATTAATACCTTTAAATCTATAAACTTCTAAACCAACATTTTCTAAATATGGTTTTTGGTAGTTAAAATTATCTTGATATTTATCTAAATTTATTACAAAAGTTTTCATAATAAATAAATTATATGAAAATATTTAAATTTTAAACTTAACTAATAATTTATGGATCTTCTTGAGATAAGAAAGAAAACATAGAAGTCATAAAGTCTTTAGTTCCAGATGTATTTCCAGCAATTTGATGTCCAGCTTGTTTTAAACTTTTTTCTAATGCATTAATAACATTTTGATTAGCACCTTTTAATGAATCATCATCTTTATTTTTATCAGTTTTTTTCTTAATAGATACATTAGGAGGCATTCCATATAAATATGAAATTAAGTAGGCTAATCCAATACTGGCTAAAATAAAAATTATAGATTTTATAATAGAGGAACCAGTATCATTATTATAGTAAAAGTGATCTGTACAAAATAATATAATTGATAATATAATAGAAGTAACAATAAATTCTGTGAACATTTAATATTAAATAATATTAAAAATTGAGATAAATATATATTTAATTTATTAAATATATATGAGAAAGGTAGCATTAGTTACTGGATCAACAAGAGGAATTGGATTAAATATAGTTCAAAAATTAGCGCAACATAATTATAATGTGATTATAACTGGAAAATCCACAAATGATCCAGTAAGAGGAGATATATATAAAGCAGAAGAATTAATAAAAAAAAAATACAATGTAGATACATTAGCGATACCATTAGATATAAGAAATTTATCTTCAATTGAAAATTGTATTGAAAAGATAAATAATAAGTTTAATAGACTAGATGTTTTGATAAATAATGCTAGTGCTTTATGGTGGACAGATATTCTTTCAACCACTGATAAAAGGTACGATTTAATAAATAATATTAATACAAAAGGGACATTTAATATGACAAGGGAATCATTACCTTTAATGTTAAAAAATAATTCAGGTCATATAATTAATCATTCTCCTCCATTAATAAATGTAGATAAACCCTTTATTTATAAAAATATGACAGCATATATGATAAGTAAATTTGGTATGTCAATGGTAGCAATGGGAGTAGCAGAAGAATTTAAGAATAAAGGAATAGTAGCAAATACAATTTGGCCGAAAACAGCAATAGAAACAGATGCGGTAATAAAAAATAAAGTAGGAACGAGAGAGAATTGGAGAAAACCAGATATAGTTTCAGATGCAATAATAGAAATGTTAAAAGAAGAAAGTATAGAATTTACAGGAAAACAATTAATAGATGAGGAATATTTAAAGAGTAAAGGTGTAAAAAATTTTAGTAAATATAATTGTGTTAAAAATAGTAATCCTATGGATTTAAATAGTCTATTTAAAAAAAATATTAAATAATTATATAAATGGATTTAACAGTTGAAAGTTTAAATTTAGGAGCTGCATTAATATGGAGTTCTATATGGATAATATTTATGTTAGTGCTGGGAAATAAACCATTTTGGTGGGCGATAACAAGTGGAATATCATTTTTTGTTTGGTATGTAATAATAAGTATAATTTTAAGTTTAATATGTAGTAATGGAGGTTATTGTTTTCCATAAAATATAAAATTAATAATTAATTTTTTTTATATTTTGTGATTAATAGTAAATTTACATGTCTAGACTAATAGTATTTTTATCACTTTTTTGTTTTCTTCTACCTCTAGAACTAGGATTTTGATTATTCATTTCTTTTAAGTCTTTAATACTAATAGTGCTATCATCTTTCTCTCCAATATTTACACTTTTAGTTTTTAATCCAGATAATATTGAAGATAAATCTTGAGGACCTTTCATTTCAGGTCTTTTTTGTGGTGGTGCCGCTCTTTCTCTAGTTACATCACCAAATTGATTTTCAATTGAAATTCCAGTATCTCTCATAAAATTCATATTAGGTTTATTATTAGGAATGGATGGTTTTTGTGATTTATTAACTTGAGTTTCAACAGGAGGAGGAGGAGGACCAGTATTAGGAGGTACCTCGTCATCTCTTCCCATAAAATTACTCATAAATCCTCCAAAACCAGGATTATTTTCGCTCATAGTATTAGCAGCAGCTTGAGTAAATTGTTTCATTAATTCAGGATTTTGTTTCATGATATCATCCATACCTGGCATAGAAGATTTAAACATAGTGTTAGTCATATGGATCATTAAAGCAGATCCACCTAATTGGAATAATAGTTTAATTTCAGGAGCCATCTGAGCCTTAGATCTATATTTATCGTGAAGCTCAGCAAAAATTTCATCATAATCATCAATATTTTCATGTACTTGTTCACTCCATCCATCAAGTTTGATGTCAAAAGGATCAAATTTATTATTTAAGAATTCAATACCAGTTAAACAAGCCATTAACATTCTGCCTTGAAATTTAATACTGTTACTTTTTTCTTTTTCAGCCATTATCATTTCATATTCTCCTTGCATTTCATCTAATGATGATTCCATGGAATATTTTTTTGTTAAAGTAATACCTTTTTTTTCAAGAGCTTCTAGTTTTCTTAAAAATTTAAATTTTTCTTTAAGTAACTCTTCTCTGCTCATTTTTGGAGTGGCAGGAATATCAGGATTAGGAATATTATTAAAACTATTAAAACCATCCCAAGTTTTATCATTTTTTTCTTTATTAATATTTTCTACATTTTCAAAATTAACTTTTAATTTTTCATCGGTTTCTTTTGTTAAAGGAATAGTTTTATCAGTATTTTCATTTTCATATGGATTACTTATAGAATTAGTAGAAAAATCAGGTTTAAAAATATCAGATTTAGTAATTTCACTAGTATTAATAGGTTTAACAGAATCAGTTAAATCATTTAATTCATCTTCAAGTTTAGATATATCTTCTAAATCGATATCAGAAGTTGGAGTTTTATTTTGAGATCTCTTTTCATTCATAAGTAATTCAATGCCTCCACCAAAATTGATAGAGGGTTTTGGAGAGTCAGTAGAAATATTTAAAACATCTTGAGAGACTTTATTTATGTCAATTACTTCTGGAACTAGTTCTGCCATTATGATTATATAAGAACTTTTAATTTTAAGTAATACGTATTATATATTTATTAAATTTTTATTTATAAAGAAATAAAAAGCTTGTAAAAAACAATCTGCTAAATCATCTTTTTTTTTATGATTAATAAAAAAAGCTAAATTTTCTTGATTATATTTTAATAATAAATCTTTACAAGTTTCAATAGAAAATTTTTTTCTTTCACTATAAGTTGTTTTTTTTTGTTCAATAAAATATTTAAGTTTATTTTGAGCTGAAATAAATTCGATTTGTTTTAAATTTTTCATAATAAAATATTGAGCAATCATTCCTTGTATAGATTTCATTCGATTTGCGATAGGACTAATTTGATTTTCTATCAAAATATAATTGATATTTGTAAATTTATCAAATAATAGATCGAGAGAATTTTTTAAAGAAATTCCAAGAGTGATTAGATTAAAATCATCAGCTTTTTTTTCTTTGATAGTATCAAAAAAATTATTTTGCATATATTCTTTAATTAAATTTAATAAATTTTCTTTTAAAATTGGACTATTGTAAGATAAATCAAATTCTATAGCTTTTTCTCTCAATTTATGAATATTTAATTTATCTATATTTACTTCAGATGTATTTATTCTAAATTTTTCTTTTTTAGCATGACCAGTACAACAGTATAAATCATTTTTAAAAAATTTAGCAGGTTTACTACAATAATTACATTTAACTTCTTGATTTTCACAAAGATTAATAATATTCCAATCAATAATATTAATATTATTATTTTTATATTCAATCAAACAATAAGCTAAATTTTTAATACCAACATCAAAGCTTAATAATTTCATATATAATTAATTTATAAATTTTTAAATAAATTAATTATTTATTTAGTTTTTATAAATGTTAAGGGTTGAGTTTTTAAAGCAGCTAATTGTTCTCTAGATAGATAAAGATTTTTAAGATCACTATTTTCATAACCGAAGGGTCTACAATCATTATTTTTGGCATAACAATCAATTTCATATAAAAATGGTCGATTCATTTGACCAGAATTAGATTGAAAATAGGGACAACATCCACAGTTGTTACAAGCTTCTAATTGATTAAATTCTATAATTTTATCTGCATTATTAATTAAAAAAAGTCTATAATCACTATTACTTTGAATTCCAGCACTTTTTTTAATTGATTGATCAATTTCACATCCAGTTCTCCAATTTGCATAATTTCTACCATCACTCATTAATGGAGGTGCAGAAGTAAAAATATTATTTGATCCGGAATAACAAGTACCCCAACTCATAATATAAATTATATAATATTATTATTTTATTATTGTTCAATAATTGATTGGTTTTCATTTTGAATAATTTCTAATAATTCTTTTTTTTGTAAATTTTTAATATCAGATTCATTTCCTAAATTTTTTTTTATAATTAAATCTTTTAACTCTTTATTACTCATTTTACTTAAAGATTTTTTCTTTTTGTTTTCATCATTTTCAGTAACATCAGTAATTAAATCATCTTTGGAAACATCTACAATTTTAATATCTTCAGTTTTTTCTAAAGAAGTATCCATAACTGTTGCAGAAATTCTATCCATATCTAAAATATGTCCTAAAATAGCAACTCCTGTTGTTTCTGGATTCATCGATCCTCCTAAATCTAAAATTCCAACTTGAGTTACATCTTTAAGATCGTGATTATCTATTTTTAAATTATTATAGGGTTCCTCATTATTATCATCATCATCATCACTACTTTCACTATCAGTTTCATTTTCAGCATTTTTAATTTTGTGCATGTTTTTAATGTTAATTTCATCATCATCATCATCATCATCATCATCATCATCATCAGTTTCATCATCAGAAATATCTATTTTGTCATTCATAGTAGATGGTTCTTCTTGTTGAGATTCAGTAGGTAAAGGGTGAGGTATTAAATTGACTTGACCAGAAATAAAAGATTGTAAAATTTTTCCTTGGTTAATAACACTTTCTTCTAAAATATTAAGTCTTGTAAAACAATAATAAAATATAGCACCCCCAATAAGAAGGGAAATAGCTAAAGTTAAAAAGAAAGTAATATCAAATTTAGAAAAGAGATCAAACATTTATTTACAATAATAAGAGATATTAAAAGGTATCTTTTAACGTAAATAAATATCAAAGTTCTATTTGGGAAATAGTCTTAGAAATAGATGATACAATTGCTTTTGGATAATTTAATTCATTTAAAACTTTACTACCTCCTTTAATTTCAGAAATGCCATTTTCTATTTTATAAGTATAATCAAATGTATTTAGCTGTTTATTATTTAAAATTTTCATTTTTAATAATTTCATTGAATCAAATTTTTCTAATTTTTTACATAAATCTGTATAATGGGTAGTCAAAACAAAGTTAAGATTTTTAAAAGTATTAAGATATTCTAAAAGACTATAAGCACTTGATATTGCTTCATATGGATTGGTACCAGAATATAATTCATCAAATATACAAAAATGATGTTTATTTTTAGGATTATCAGATACTTTATCAATTATTTCTTTACAACGTCTTGCTTCAGCTTGAAATAAACTATCTCTCCCAGAAGTATCTGGTATATTAATATATGAATGAATAAAATGATATAATTTAAGATCAGCTTGAGAATAAAATCCAGCCATAATTTGTTGATTTAAAATAATGTTAATAGCAGTTGTTTTTAATATGGTTGTTTTACCACTAGCATTTGGTCCTGTAATTATAATATGTTTATTTAATTTATAAGAATTTTTGACAGGATTTTCATTTTTTAATGGTGGATAGTAGGCATTTTTAAAATTGCATTTATTCTTTGTAATATTTGAAAAATTCATAATTTTATTGGTAATATTATATTTAATTTCCGATAAATTTTCTAAATATCCATTAAAATAAAAACTGAATTTGAGAGATGCTAGATATTGTTTATTATTTTTAAGATTATAATAGTATTTTAGTAAATGACCAAGTTCTTTAATTTTATCTATAGAAAATGTATAAGGAGAAATTTTATCTATATTATTTTTAAAATCTAAAAGAAAGTCTATATGACTTTTTAAATTTTGATTAAATTCTTTGTAACAAGATAATTTATTAAATCTTTCATAGAATTTATTCATATAGTTAATAGAAAATTCAAGATATTGTCTTAATTTAAATATATTATTATGTATTATTGATAAGTTTTTAAAATAAGTAATACATGAATTTACATTTTGATAAATTTGATAAACATAAAAAAATAAACTAATACCAATATAAATTTTTTTTTCTATTTTGATAGAATTAAAATCTTCAAAGAGAGAACCTAAAGCGTGAGAAGCAAAACTCTTTTTTAGAAATGTAAGATAATTTTCTAATGTAATTGGATATCCTTGTAATTTAATAATAAAAAATGGAATAATTGCTAATATAATTGGAGTTAATAGAGAAATAATAGGTGAACAAATATTATAAAGTGATAAAAATTGTAAAAATAATTCATTATAATTAAGATCATTTAAGTTTAAAAAATCAATATCTAAATAAGAATATTCTTGATTGAAGTATTTATTTTCATCGATTTCTTTATAAATATTATTAATTTCATTGAAACAAATATCATTTGTTAAATTATAATCCAAATTTTGAATTACTTCTTTTGTCTCTTTGAGGAATGATTCATCATAAGTATAATATTCAGCCCATTTTGATAAAATATCTCTTCCAAAAATAGTTTTAGGAGAGAAAATATGTTCATAAATTGAAATATTATTTTCTGTCTCTTTTAATTCAAGATCTGATATTACTTTTTCATCTAACAATTCTTTCTTTTTTTGATAAACTATAGGTAATTGAAATTCTTCTAAAGACATTAGTATATTATCTTATTAAAAAATAGATAAAATAACGTGTTAAAAATTTTTGGGTAATTCTTGTATACTAGTTTCATAAAATTCTTCAATATCTTTCAACTTACGAATATCTCTTTTTGTTATAAAATTAATTCCTAATCCTTTTCTTCCAAATCTTCCGCTTCTTCCTATTCTATGTAAATAAGTATGTACATCATTTGGAATATCAAAATTAACTACAGTACTAACTTGTTGAATATCTATACCTCTAGCTGTAACATTTGATGAAATTAAAACTCTATAATCCCCTGTTAGAAAACTTCTATAATTATTGCTTCTTTCTTCTTTGGTCATATTGCTATGGATTCTACATACTGGAAATTCCTCATTTTTCATTGAATCATATAAATCATTAACTCTTTGAATACTATTACAATAAATTATACATTGAGAAACAGATATATTAGAAAATAAATCTTTAATTGTCTCAAATTTATCATGATCATCATTTAAATTTACAAAATATTGATTTATTCCTTCTAAAGTTAATTGCTCATTTTTTACTAATATTTCAATAGGATCTCTCATAAATTTATTAGTTAAATTTCTAATTTCATAAGGTAATGTAGCACTAAATAAGGCAACTTGAACAGTCGTAGGTAATTTTTGAAAAATATTATATATTTGTTCTTTGAATCCAGATGAAAGCATTTCATCAGCTTCATCAATGACAATAGTTTTAATATATTGTGGTGACAAAAATTTTCTTTGTAACATATCATATATTCTTCCGGGACAACCTATTAACATTTTAGGATTTTTTTTTAAATTTCTAATATTTTCATCACTAGCTATACCTCCAATCAATAACTCAGATGAAAAATTATCCAAAAATTGACTAATATTATCTACTACTTTTTTAATTTGTTCGGCTAATTCTCTGGTTGGAGCTAAAATAATAATTTGAGATGCATCTAAATCATAATCGATTAGTGCTAATGATGCAATCGCAAAACAACCGGTTTTGCCAGTACCTGATTGAGCTTGTGCAATAACATCTTTTTTATCAATAATTGGTTTTATTGATTTTTGTTGAATAGGACTAGGTTTTTCAAAACCATAAGAGTAAATACCTCTTATTAATTTCATATCACAATTTAAATCATCCCAATTATCTATTGAATTGGAATTATCATTTTGGATGGTTTCTAAACTCATATATTAAAATAAATTTTAACATTTAAATCAATATATTAAATATTAATATTCGAAATAGATATAAAAATTAATATTTATTGTTTTAAATGATGAATACCATAGCAATCGATGAATTTTTAGAAGTTAAAAAAAATATACCTGATAATATATTAGATATAAAAGTGATAGAGGCTATTAATAATTTAGCTTCATTAGTTTGTGCTGAAGGATATAATAAAACACCAGATTTTATTGGAGATAAATATAGAAAAAAAAAGAAGGATTATAATTTCATGAGTAATATAGAATTTAATCCTACAATTATAAAAAAAAATCAAGGAATAGAAAAGGAAATAGATTCAATAAGAATATTATTAAATAAATTAACAGAAAAATCATTTGATTCAATATCAAGTTTAATTAAAGAAAAATTTATGTGTATTGAAAAAGATTTTACTAATGAAGAATGCTTAAAAGTTGGTAAATCAGCATTTGATATTATTATTAATAATATTTTATTTTCTAAAATTTATGCAAAACTTTTTAGTTTTGTTTTAAAAGATTTTAAATTTTTTACTGATGTTTTAAAAGATAAAATATTAAATTTTAATGAATACTATAAAAATGAAAAAGAATTAGACTTAAAATCAAATTTAACATTTGATGATATTTCTGAGATTAATAAAAAGATAGATAAAAAGAAAGGAGAGGCACAATTTTTTATTAATTTATTATTATTAAATCAAATAAATAGTCTAGAAATCTATAAATTAATAAGTAGTTTGCTTGAATTATTTTTTGAAATAACAAATTTACCAAATAAGATTTATTTAACAGATCAAATTTCAGATATAATGTTTATTTTTATTAAAGATTTTTATCCTATAGTTGAAAATATTGATATGAGAGAATATATTTCTAATAATATTAATTATATAAGCAATATGAAAACTTCAAATAGATTAAGTATAAGTAATAAATGTATTTTTAAATTTATGGATCTAAAAGATGAGATTAAAATATAAATAAAATATATTAGAAATATATAATGGTTCAATCTCAAATAAATCCATCAATAAATTTTCCAGATATTAGATATATTGATCAAGTTGATATAGGATTTAATGCACCACTTTATAAAATAGAACTTTATAATAAACCAATAGTAATAGGTATTGGACAAATTAACACAAATTTTCAAGAAGAAGCCAATATAGTTTATTTTCCAATTTATCTAATAGATAAAAAACGAGTAAAATTACAAATTGGAGTTTTTGAAGTTTTATCAAGTAATTTATCTAATATTTTGGATAAATTTGGTGATCTAGATTTAAATTTAATAGATCAGCCTTTAATCTATTCATTTATTAAATCAAATTTAGCTTTATTAACTAATAATAGTGATTTGTTTGACAAAGATGAAAAAAAATTATCAAAAATTTCTGAAGAAGTAGATGAAATTACAGAGGAAGGAAAAGAAGTAACAAAAATAATAGATAAAGCACAAGAAATTAAAGAAGGAGAAAGTGAAGAAGAAGTTGAAGAAGAAGATAGAGAGAGAGAGAGAGAAGATAGTGAAGGTGAGGGTGAAGAAGAAGAAGAAGAAGGAATTGACCCAGAAGCATTAGATTATTATGGACCAGATCAAGAATTAGAAGAAAAAATAGAAATAAAACCAACTAAAGATGTGGATGAATTTAAAATAAGTGCTAAAGAATATTATAAAGAACAAAATGAATTTTTATTAGGGAAAACAACTAAATGGATAGAAAAATATTTTAAAAATAATAATTTTGATGTAATTAATAATGAAGGTGGTGGTGATTGTCTTTTTTGTATTATAAGAGATGGATTAGAAACAGTTGGTATAAAAAAAACTGTTAAAGAATTAAGAATTTCTCTTGCAAGTGAAGCAGATCAAGAATTATTTGAAAATTATAGAGCTCAGTATGAAATGTATAAATCAGCAATTGAAATAACAAATGAGGAATTACAAGTATTAATAAAAAGAAATAAAGAATTAAAAGTATTATTATCTTCTACATCTGATAGATCTGAACATAAAAAAATTATAGAAGAGGCTAGTGTTGTAAAAAAAGAATTTGAAAGTTTAAAAGAACAATTATCTTTACAAAAACAATTATTTGAAGAATTTAAAAAATTAAAAAATGTTAAAAATTTAATTCAATTTAAAGAGTTTATAGAGTCTCCTGATTATTGGGCGGATACTTGGGCCATATCTACCCTAGAACGTTTATTAAATATTAAATTAATTATCTTTTCTAAAGAAGAATATAATTCTAAAGATTTAGATGGCAAACCAAAAGAGATATCAGTTGATGAAAAAAATATAATTTTATGTGGTCAATTAAATGATCCAATTTTAGAGTCAAGAGGAAAATTTGAACCTACATATTATATAATGACTGAATATGATGGAGTTCATTATCAGTTAATTACTTATAAAAAAAGAGGAGCTTTTACATTTAATCAGCTTCCTTTCAAAGTAAAAGAATTAATTGCTGAAAAATGTTTAGAAGGGGAATCAGGAGCTTTTGTATTAATCCCAGATTTTCAAGAATTTAAAGGAAGTCAAGAGGAAATTTTAGAAGGAGGAGGTTTAAATTTAATTAGTGATCCTATAAATCCTTTATTTAATGATAATATAGTATTTTTATTCTGTAGTAAATCATTAGATCAATTGCCTGGTAAAGGAAATGGTGAAAAAATATCAGCAAAAGATATTAATAATTTTAGTAAATTAGCTGGTAAAAAAGATTGGAGAAAAAAATTATCAGATTTATATGAGGGTGATGAACTAAAAATAGATGGTAAAAAATGGAAAACAGTAGAACATTATTTAAATGCTAATAAATTTAAAAATGGTTTTCCTTCATTTTATAATCAGTTTTCTTTAGATTCCAATTCTTCAATTAGTCAAAATCCATTTTTAGCCAAAGCTGCAGGTACAAAAAAAGGAAAATATAAAGATAAACAGATTAGACCAAGTCATATAGTAATAGATGAAATATATTATACTAAATTACCAGAATATATACATAAAGCTTATTATACTAAATTTATACAAAATCCTGAATTAAAAGAAATCTTAAAAAGCACAGGAAAAAGTAAATTAATGAAATATAAAAGAGGTCAAAAACCAGAAGTAGCAACAGAATTAATGAAAATTAGAAAATTAATAAAATAATTTAATAAATACTTTTAAATATATTTAATTATTTAAAGGTATATAATTTACTATTAATAATGAATAACTATATAAAAATATTTTCAAATAGTCAAGATTTTACAGAAGGAATATATGGTCAGTGTTTATGTTGGTTATTAGAAGTATTATATTATCTTGAAAAAAACAATTTATATAATATAAATGATAATAATACAAAAGTTATTTTTGATATAAATACACATAATAATAAAAATTTAATACCAAAGTTTATAAAACCCAAAAAAAAATATATTTTTGATGAAGGTAATATTAAATTAATAGAAATATCACTTCATAAATTTTTTATTAATAATGTAGCTAATAATAAATTGTTAGAGATAAATACTGAAAGTTTTGAAATTGCTAATAAAATATTCAATAAATACTTTACATTTAATAATTTTATTTTAGATAAGGTTTATGATTTAGATATTAATGATAAAACATTAGGCATTCATTATCGCGGAACAGATAAAAACTATGATAATGGTCAATCAAATTTTATAAAGAGGGAGGAGATGATATTGATTGTAAAAGATTATATAGAAAACAATGAAATTGAAAAAATATTTTGTTGTAGTGATGAACAAGCATTTATAAATGAAATTAAAATGGAATATCCTGATAAAGTTATAGAATATACTCAAACTAGATCAAATAACTCATTAAATTTTGGGTTTTTTAGAAAAGGAGCTAATAGTAGTTATATAGATAGAGACAATCTAACTTATTCAAGTATTATTGATATGTTAGCATTATCTAAATGTAATACAATTATTAAAACATCAAGTGCTTTATCTGCTTTTTCAAAAATAATAAATCCTAATATCAAACTTTATACAGTTTCGGCAATGAAAATGCCTTGGTTTCCTGCTGCTGTTGCAGAAAAATATACATCAAATTCAGAGGAAATTATAAAAATTTTAAAAAGAACAATGATAAATGACTGTTATAATGAAATTTAAAAAAATAATTTAATAAATTAATTAATAAATTATTTAAATTAAAAAAAATTTCCACAGTAATGATAAAATAATACACTTAAACAGGCAACGCAAAGGTAATCAAGTGCTAATGGGCCTTTTAATAAAGCTAACTTAGCACTATTAGCTAAAGCTAATCCTGTAAGAGATGCACTTTTTGTAAGCATATGACCACTAGTGGACTGAGTATCTAATATTTCAACAGATTCTTTTAAAACTTTACTAACGGATTCTTTTTCAGGTTTTTTTCCTTTGCGTAGGGATAAAGATGGCATATTTTATAATTAATTGTTAGATTTAAAATTTTACTAAAAATTTAATGTAATAGATGTAGGACAATGGTCACTTCCTAAGATATCAGGATGAATATTACAATCTTTAATACAGTTTCTGAATGAAGAATTAATTAAGAAATAATCAAGTCTGTATCCTCGATTAGTTTTTCTCATAGATGGTACTCTCTGATTCCAGTATGTATATAAATTTTCATTATTATTAAAAATTCTAAGACAATCTATAAAATTATGGTTAAGAATTGTAGATAAACCTTGACGTTCTAAATCAAAGAAACTAGGAATTTTATTTTTAAATTTAACTGGATCATAAATATCAATTTCATTATGACAAACATTTAAGTCACCACAAATAATTAAATTTTTCTGAGTTGAGAGAAATTTAATATATTCTGTAAATTTTGGATCCCAAAATTGAGTTCTATATAAAAATCGTGGAGACTCTATATCTTGAGAATTAGGAGTATATACAGTCAATAGATAAAAATTGTCAAATTCAATTGTAGTAATTCTACCTTCTGTATCAAATTCTGGCGTTTCTAATTGTTTAATTGGTCGAATTTTAGACCAGATAGCTGTACCACTAAATCCTAATTTTTGAGTTGTGCCTAAATTAGAATTCCAATATTTAAAAGGAAATTCATTATTAAGATTTTCTGGAATAATAACCTGATTTGGAGTAGCTTTTGTTTCTTGAAAACAAATTATATCAATATCAGAGTTTATTAAGAAATCTAGATAATTTTGTTTAATTCTTGCACGAATTCCAGCAACATTCCAGCTAATAATTTTCATCTTTCATTTTTTTAAAAAATTTATATTTTTGTCAATTTTTAAAAAATTGAAATGATAATTAAATAATAAATTAAGACATAAAAGATGACAACAACAAATGATATGTCTGTTCTTTACATCCCAGATTTTGTATTTCCAACTGATGTAGAACTAATTAAGAAACGTTTTATGGAGGAAGGTTATGGTGTTGTAGATGATGTTGAACTTGTAAAACAGTGGGAATGTGAACTAAATGTGGATGATGATCTATATTCAGCTGCTTTTGTTACAGTTGGTAAGTGGAATGATAATGAAAAGACACAACATTTTAAAAATATGATTCTAGATAAGAATATTGAAGCACGTCTAACACATGGAGAAGATGATTATTGGGAATTTGAACTAGCAAATTTTAAGAATACAGTTGATAATGATGTTGAGCATGAGCATAGTGATCATTCCAATTGTAGTCATAATGAAACTGATAATTTTAGTAAATTAGAGGATCTTAATAATCGAATGTATTATTTAGAGAACAATCTTCTATATTCAACAAATGGTGTGAACTATCTACTAAATGTTGATCGCGAAAAAGTGATTAAAAAGCAACGAAAAGAGAAACAGGTTAAGCTAATGAAAGAGCGACGAAAAGCTCAACGAATGTGGAGAGATCGTCTTCGACCTCTAGATAAAGTTAAAAGTGTAAAGAGTAATTATTAAATAAAATCTAAATATTATATAATGGAAATAAATAAAGATGTAAAAATATTAAAAAATTTTTTATTGTATAATGGTTTAATAAAATATAAATTTAATGAGACAGAATCGAGAGTTTTTACAAATATATATGATATTTTTGAAAAATCTCGTGGAAATATTAATTTAATATCGAGAGATGTTTTTTTGGATAAAAAAAATAAAATTTTACATAATAAATTCCTACCAGATGATGTAAAATATTTTATAAATAATAATAAAACAAATAGAGTAATATATAAATTTAAGGTAGGATTTAGATTAATAGAGTTAAAAATATTTCTATATGGATCAAAAGATTTAAATTATGTTAATAAATTGTATAATTTAATTAGTTTAATAATATTTTTTTTTAGTGGATTAGGAAATGATAATTGTAATACATTTTTAAAGATAAATTTATATTTGACAAATTTTAAAAAAATGATAAAAAATAATGGAAATATATTAGGTCCAGACAATGTAAATTCAGGATATTCATATGTTTGTAGAAAAGATGGAGAGATTACAATTTATCGGAAAGAAGAATGTGTAAAAGTATTAATACATGAATGTATACATAGTTTTGGATTAGAATTTTCAGATTTAAATTTAAAAGAATTTAATAATAAAATAAAAGAATTATTTCCATTATCAATAGAATACAATATATTTGAGTGTTATACAGAAATATGGGCAGAATTAATAAATATTTGTTTAATATCATATAAGTTATCAGATAGTAATGTAAAAAAATATTTAAAAAATGTGGAATCAATGATATCTTATGAAATGACATTTTCTAAATTTCAAATGGATAAAGTGTTATTTTATAATAATATAGATTTAAAAGATCTTTTGGTTAGAAATGATAATTATAAAGAAAATTCTAGTATATTTGCTTATTATATTTTAAAGTGTTTAATAATTTTAAATTTAGATTTATTTTTAGATTGGTGTAATAATAACAATAAAAATTTAGTAAAATTTAGAGAAGATAAAAGTAATTTGTTATCTTTTTATAAATTAATCAAAAAGATTATAGAGAAAGATAAAGATTTGCAAAGAAAAGATAAATTTAGATTGGATGAGGAAAGTAGAAAAAATTTTAAATTTATTGTATATAATCTTAGAATGAGTTGTCTAGAAATATAATGTCAATAAAATACATTAAAAAGATTTTAAGATGTATATATATAAAATGACGGTTAAAAATGAATTAACAAATTATTATGAAACATTATTATCAGTAGACTTACCAAAAAGATTGAAAAGGAGAGAAAAAATAACTATGGAAAATTTTGAAGAAATGTTGGAAATTTTGACATTTAACACACAAAATTTATTAGATTATGATTTTAATATTCAACAATTAAAAAGGTTAAATAAAAAGTTTAATTTAAAAATTTCAGGAAATAAAACAGAATTATTAAAAAGAGTTTATAATTATAATAGATATTCATATCAGGTAAAGAAAATACAAAAAGTTTGGAGAAATTATATACGTAAGTATTTTAATAGTTTACGTGGTCCAGCTTTAATATATAGAGATTTATGTGTAAATGCGTCAGATTTTCTTTCTTTAGAAAATTGTAAAGATATTGAATATAACAATTTTTTTAGTTATAAAGATTTAGAGGGAAAAATTTGGGGATTTGATTTAATATCTATTTATAATTTATTTGTAAAGAAAAGTATTCGTGCAGTGAATCCATATACTACAAAAGAATTTCCTCAGGAAGTTTTTGAAAATATCAAAAAGATAATTAAATTTAATAAAGTTTTTAAAGTTTCAGTGGAATTAACTTTAAATCAGTCAGATAGTTTAGTAAATAAACAAATTTTAGAGATGAGAGTATTATCATTATTTCAGGAAATGGATTCTTTAGACAATTACACACAAATAGAATGGTTATTAGGGTTGAATAAACGATTATTGTTAAAATTTATAATGGAATTATATGATATTTGGACATATAGAGCAAATTTATCACAAAATTCAAAAAGAGAAATATGTCCACCTTTAGGAGCACCATTTAGAAATATAAATTTTAACATATTATCAACATTATCTCAAAATCAAATATTAAAATTAATTTTACCTTCTTTAGAACAATTAGTTAAAACTGGAATTAATAGAGATGCAAGAGTTTTAGGAACATATTACATCTTATCAGCATTAACTCTTGTGAATAATTCTGCAGCAGAAGCAATGCCTTGGTTATATCAGTCTGTTTTAGGAAATTAAATATTCGTTTTTGACAGGGTTTAAAGCATAAAAATATAATTTATGCTTTAAAACACTTAAAAAAGAGTTAGTATACTAGAATATAATGGTAAAGAAGACCGCAGTCCAGAAGAAAACTGAGGATACTCCAGTTGAGACTCCTCCAGTATCGACTACAACTACTGAAGATTCTACAAAGAAAGTTTCGAAGAGAGTTTCTCGTAAATCGACTGAGCCTGTTGTAGCTGCTCCTGCTACTGAAAATCAGGTTGTTGAGAATGTAACAGTTGTTTCTGATGCTTCTCAGCTTACAGACTCTTTTACTGAGTTTATGACTAAATTCCAGTCACTTGTTACACAGATGGCTACTCTAAAGGTAGATTTTAAGGCTCTTGAGAAGAAAGCTGTTCGTGAAATTAAAGCTGCTCAGAAAGAGAAGGCCAAACGTCGTCGCAAGACAGGTAACCGTTCGCCAAGTGGTTTTGTTAAGCCCACTCTTATTAGTTCTGAACTAGCTAAATTCCTTGGAAAGCCAACTGGTACAGAGATGGCTCGTACTGAAGTAACAAGAGAAATTAATGGTTACATTCGTCAGCATTCTCTTCAGGATAAGGATAATGGCCGCAAGATTAATCCTGACAAAGCTCTTGCTAGTCTTTTAAAAATCAAGAATGGTGATGAACTTACATATTTCAATCTTCAGCGTTACATGAGCCCTCATTTTGCTAAGGCAACATCCACATCCACAACTACAACAACAACTACAGCTACTCAGTAAATTATAAATTAAAAAATAAATTATAAATTAATAAAATTTTTTTTATAATTTATTTAAATACTTATATAATTTATGAAGAAAGATACAAAAATATATTTATATGTATTAATTTTTATAATTATATATTATTTAATAATACCGAAAGGATATATATGGTGGTATAGAGGTTTACCATTTTATCCCAAAAATAGTGATGAAATTAAAGAAGTTCAATATTATGTTAATAATAGATCTAAGGAAGATGAAATGTTTTTTAGATTAACTAATATTCATATAGTGCCAGCTTATAAACAATTTGTAGATGAAGATTATAATACTTTATTAAAAATTTGTACAGAATTAAATCCTTTTTGTTTATTTTTAAAATATTTATTTAATAGGGCTAGACCAAAGCAAATAGATAAAAATTTAGATGTTTTAAGAGATTATGGTAGTGCTGATACTCCAGCTTTTCCAGCAGGACATGCAATAGGAGCATATTATTTATCCAAAGTTTTGATAAAAAAATATCCAGAAAAGAGAGTGATTTTAGAAAAATTGGCATATCATTGTGATTTAACAAGAGTAAAGGCAGGACTTCATTATCCTTCAGATGGTTTATTTTCAAAATATTTAGTGGATACATTTTTTTAAATATTATTATATAATATAAATCATATTTGCAGTTGTTTTATTTTTAATTTTTTTAATTTCTTTTAAATTATTAAAAAAATTGATTTAAAATGAAAAATATAATATATATCATAACCATGCCGACCTCAACCAAAGCGACTGCTGCGATTATTTCAGGACTTGAAGTCAACCCTGAGAAGGATGTCTATTTTGCAAAGCCAAAAGTAAATGATAAAGGAGGAAAGAATATTGGAGTACTAAATGCTCATACAAAGAAGAGTTTTCATATGAGTACACCCCTTATGCTAACATGGGGTCTAAATGAGAATGAACCATTTGATGGTAAGTCAGGACCAAAGACATATGACTTTACACTTCAGTTTCCAAATGAAGAGTATTCGTCAGATGCAACTCAAAAATTTCTGAAAAATTTTAAGGCACTAGAACAGTTTATTAAAGATTCTGCAGTTGAGAACTCACGTGATTGGCTAGGTAAAGCAAAGATGACAGCTGAAGTAGTAGATGCACTCTGGAGTCCAATGGTAAAATATCCAAAGGATCAGGAGACTGGTGAATTTGATTATAGTCGGCAGCCCCAGGTTCGAGTAAAGGTGCCATTCTGGGATGGTGAATTTAATGTAGAAATTTATGATCCTGATCAGAAGCTACTATTTCCGAATGATAATGGTGTAGAACTAAAAGATCTTATTACAAAAGGTAGTCAGATGGCAACAGTTCTTCAGTGTGGTGGAGTTTGGGTAGCAAGTGGAAAGTTTGGTGTAACATGGCGACTATTTCAGGCAGTAGTAAAACCAAAAGAATCACTAAAGGGAAAGTGTCATATTGCTCTAGCAAAGGAAGAGAAGGAAAAGCTTCTATCTGAAACTGATCCTGTTGAAGATGATAAGGAAAAGGAAAAAGTAGTTGCAGTAGTTGATAGTGAAGAAGAGGAGGAGGAAGAAGAAGTAGCATCGGCTCCTGCACCGGCAGTTCCTGAACCAGAAGAGGAAGAGGAAGGAGAAGTAGAAGTGCCAGCTCCTCCACCACCTCCTGAAAAGAAGAAACGAGTAGTTAAGAAGAAGGGTGCTGAGTAAAGAAGTCAATATAAAGATGAATAATAATATCTCCTGTAGAAATAATATCTAATTGATCATTATAGTTAATTATTCCATTTTTTTTATAGACAATTTTTTGATATTTTTTTATAAACAATGAATCAGTTTTAATTAAAATACTTTTATTAGGTAAAGTTATGGATATATCTTTGTTAATTAGTGAAGATATATTACTATAATAATTAATTTCAAGATTAAAAATATTATTAATTTTAGTTATAAAATAATTTTCAGGAAGATTAGGAATACATTTAACATATAAAAATTTATTATTTTCAATTTCAAAAAGTGAATAATCTTTCCATAAATAAACAAGATATTCTTGATCATTAAAATCTAATTTATAGGTATCATTTTCTAAAATATTTTTTAATGTAGGATTAAGAATAATTATAGAATTATTCTCTAATTTTTTTTTTATGATATTTTGTATTCTCTCAATAGTCTCTGGAGTTAAATTTAATATATTTTTAAATTTTTCTATATATTCCCAAATTTTAAATAATGTTTCTTGATTAAAATCTTCAATAACTTTTAATGAAAATTCTTTACATTGATTTTTAAATACTTTTAATAATTTGTTAATTTCATCTTGATCTAAAACTTTGTCAAATAAAAAAGCCAAATTTAAAAACTGATTTAATAATGATGTGTAATTGGAATCATTATTTTCTTTAATATCTAATTCTTCTTGAGTATCAAGTATTTCATCTAAGTATTTATATGATTCTGTTATATTATTAAATATTATATTAGAGTCAGGGTTATTACTTTTATCAGGGTGATGTTGTAATGCAGCTGCCATGTAAGCTTTTTTTAATTCAGTTTTTGTATATGGAATAGAGAGATTTAAAATATCAAGGGCTGTCTGATAATTCATTTATTTCTATAATTAGATATAATAAATAACTTTCTAAGTGGTAAATAGGTCTATAATTATTATTGTAATATTGGAAAAATCTATAAGTTTTTTCTAAAATATTATTAATATTTTTTTCATTAATTTTATCTAATTTAACTAGACTATATAAAATATACCAAACAGATTCAAATAAATTAATATTGTAAATAAAAACATCATATAATAATTCTCTGAAATATATATAATCTAATTTTTCGAAATTTAATAATTCTTTTATTATAGTATCACAAATAATTTTATGTGGTTCAATATCCTGTATTTGTGATTTCAAATTTTTAATATTACTAATAGTATTTATATCCTTTATATTTTTATTTTTAAAATTTTTAATATAATTACTTTTTGATGGTCTTTCTAATTGAATTATGTTACAATTATTTATAATATTATCAGGAATAAAACTTAGATCTTCTGTAATCAATATAAATTTAATATTTAAATTTTCAAATTGAATTGTTTGCATATAACTATAAAATATCTCTAATAATTCGGTATTGATTTTTTCAAAATATTTACAAACTATTATACCAACATTATCAGATTGATTAATATATATAATTTCAATTATTTGTAATATTATTTCATTCCATAATAATTTAGATTGACAACCAAGTAAAGACATATCAATTTCATAATGGATATCACTTATTTTAAAATAATAAATATTTTTATTGAAATTAATAGAAATTTTTTTTTCATATTTTAGTTCCGAAGGACTATATTTTTTAATTGCTGATAAAACTTGTGTATATTTACCTATTCCAGGTGGTCCATAAAATATCATATTATTTAGATCCCTTAAATTAGTCGGAAAACTTTCGTAAATTTTTTGAATTTTTGGATGTAAACTATTTTTTTGAATATATTCTTCTAAATGACTTTCAAAAAATTTCATTTTTTATTTAAATACAATTATTTATTTATTATTATTTAATGATAACTATTTTATCATTAATTAATAAATTAAATTATTATAAAGATTCTCATCCAAATTATTATTATTTATGGATTAGATATATTCTCTCAGAAAAAAATGTTAATATTGAAAAAATTAAATGTGAAATAGATAATTTATCTATATTTCTTGACAATAATATTGATATTACTGAAAGTCAATTATTTAGTTGTTTATTTACTATACAATTCATAATTTAAACTTAAATATTAAACATTTATTTATAGTATGAATATAGCTATTAATATAACAGAATTCAATATAAATAATATATATTATTTAGATTCTATTAAAAATACTGTAATTGAAAATAGTAATTTTATAAGAATTTTATATTCAAATAATTTATTATCTCTTAATGGAATTTATATTTTATTGAATTTTAAAAATATATACACTGTTACCAATAATAATAAAATAAGATATTGTTTTGATTTGAATAATGAAGATAATATATTTATTGTTAATTTTATTAAAAAACTAGAAATTGATCTATTAAAGAATTCTATAATAAATAATAAACGACCTATTTATAAACTTAAAGAACAATTAGCTCAAGGTTGTATAAAAATAATTAATATATTATTTATGGATGCAAAAAATGCTGATAAAAAAAAACCAAATGAACAATTTATTTTAAAAATATCAGGAATTTGGGAATCTGAAAATGAATTTGGATTAACTTATAAAATATTAGAAATAAATAAAAATTTATCCATCAGTTGTGAAAAACTCTAAAACTATTTGCATCATACCTAAAATTATTGCATTAAATAAAAATAATATATACATCACAGATCCGGATTCTACTATTTTAGTTTTTTCTTTTATTTCATTTCTTTTACTTTGACTAATAAATAACAATCCATATTTATTATTAAAATATATAAAGAGAGATATTATTTGAACTATAATCAAAAATGAAGAAATAAAACTATAATATCCATACTCTTTTGGTAAATTAGTTTTATTTATTGAATCAAAATTACTTACATTTAAAATAATTGCCCAAATTAAAATTATTAATAAAAGTAACGGAGGAACCATTGCTCCAAATGTACCACCCACTGTATCTTTTGGTTCTGATGTAGTTATTTTTGCTTTAAATGCAAAGGATATTACCACAAGTAAAAAGGCTGCTACTGCTGATAATCCATAACCCCATATAGAAGCATTTGCTAATCCTTGATTGCTAAAAAATATTTTAACTATTATTCCACCTGCTAAAAGACCAAAAATATTAGTAATCTCTAAACTTCGGTTTGTACTTAAAAGACTCTGATAATTAGGTTGTCCTTCTTGTTTATTAGGCATATATAAATATTGTTATTTTTTTATATTTAAAATATATTTATATCTTATAATGAGTAATTATATAACACCTCCACCTAATATTAATTTAAATCTTCAAAATAATCATCCTCTAATTCCCCGTGAAGATATTTATTGGTTAAATAGAAAATGTCTAACTGTACATTCTCAAGATAGAGATTTTAGTAAATGGCCATTTCCTAATGAATTTGAAATTAATCTTCCTGAAGATTATAATAATATTCAATCTACTAGACTTATTGAATTTACTTTTCCTGTAAATCTTTATAATTTTAGTAATGTTAATCAAAATACTCATTTTAAAATCACTATCAATAATTATGTAAATTGGATTAAACAACCAGAAATATTTCCTGATACACCTATTAGTATTTTTATTGATGATGGTTATTATACCAAAGAACAATTAGCAAATACTTTAACATTTAAATTAAATAAAAAGATTACAGCTAAAAACGATCCAGATAAAAATTTTTGGAAAGTTATTTATCACGAGGTTAAACAAAAATTCCTAATTGGAAATAATTTTGGTATAAATTTCACATTAGATGCAGATGTTTCATTTAATTATTATAATATATGTTGTAATTTATTAACTACTAATAGAACTGGACTTAATTGTAATGATGGCACTACTATAGGAGCAAATAATCAACCTCGCCCAAATATCTTGCCACCCACTGTTAATTATTTTCAGAGATATAATAAATGGGGATTTTTAGCATATATAGGATATACTGATAAAATTCCATATCATTCTAAAAAACTAGAACCTGGAGATTCTCTATATTTAGATTATGAACCTCCCGATAGTATAGAACACATTTGGTTGCCTGCAAATAAAGACTATGATAGTTATTTTAGTGAACCACCTTTTGCAGCAAATATAATTGGTGAACAAGCAATTTATATGGAAATGAATTATTTTAATAATATTGATGAATTAGTTCCTTGGCCAGATTCTTCCTACAATATTTTACGCAAAGGATATAGTGGAAACAAAGAATATCTATATTATGAAGGAAAACCTCCAGAACCTAATGTCCCAAAATATGTTGCTTATAGAGGATCTGGTGTAAATAGTTCATTTGCAAAAATACCTATCATATCAATTCCCAATACTGAAAATACTAATTCTGAAAATGGACAATTATTAAATTCTACACAATTTACTCCACCATTGGAAAGAATTAATCGACTTAAATTTAAATTTAGATATCACGATGGAAGACCAGTTGATTTTCAAAATGCTGAATTAACTTTTACACTTGAATTTAATATGCTTAGAAATGATTTTGATAGAAAATTAACAATAAATACTCCACAATTTTATAGTTGGACTTAAATTTATATAAAACTTATATAATATTTTATATAAATGAGCAAAAAAAATAGAGTTAAAAAAGAAAAAAAAGAACCAATAGAATATAGAAATAAAATTGAACGACAAATTGCAATTAGACCTATTTTAGAAAAATTAAGTGAATTACAATTAACATCTCACTATGATTCAGTTAAAAATCTTTTTTTAATTTTTAAAGACTTTATTGAAAATGGAGGTAGTCATAATATAAATATTCCATTTCCTGAAATAAATAAAAGATTTGTTGGTATAATTACAGATAATAAAAAATATGAAAATATGGTAAAATTAGAATCTCTCAAATAAATTATAATCCTATTTAATTGTATATGAAAGATTTCTATACAATAATAACTAATAAAATAAATGATTTAGATATCTACATAAAATCTGCACAAAAACGAAAAAATTTTACTTCACCAATACCTTGGGAACTTATTCTACTTATTTCTGCTATTACTGTTTCTGAAGCTTTAGGTCAATATTTACTTAGACTTTCCAAAGATTATCCATCATTTTGGTGGTTACCATATGTTACTTGGTTATTATATGGAGTTTGTACCTTTCTTCTATTAAAAACTTATGAATTTACAACTATTGGAAAAGCAGAAGTTTATTGGGACGCATTAAGTGCTATTATTGTTCCAATTATTGGTATTTATGCTTTTAACAACCAATTATCATTTTTAAATTGGGTAGGAATCATATTAGTTATAATAGGAACATTTTTACTATCTTGGTCAGATATAGCACCTAATAAAGGAAATGAAAAACTTAAAAAAGCTTTAAATGCAGAACCTTCAAATATAGTAAATTTATCTTCTAGTTCAGGTAAGACTAGTATTGATAAATCTCTTTCTTGGTTTTAAAGTTATTTAAATATTAAATCGATAAAATATATATGGATTGTTCTGCTAATATTCATTTTTGCGCTTTTTGTAATAAAAAAATTAAATTAATACCATTTTCTTGTAAGTGTAACCTAGAATTTTGTATTAAACACAAAAATCCTGAAGATCATGATTGCAAATTTGATTTTA